AGTTTTATATTAAGTGTTTAGGTTGTACCAAGGCGTATGATTAAGTTCTTTAGCCAAAGCTTTTATCTTGTCAGTCTTTTTACGAGTGGCGCACGTTGCACCTCTGTATTTATTACGCAAAATAGCGGACACGGCACTTGGAGCGCACCCTGCTAATTCCGCTATTAGAATATTTTTTCCTTTTCTACATCCACAAGAAGAAGAATTTCCGCTTACTAGATTACTTCTTTGAACTACAGTGTAGTTCCCGCATAAAGTACAAAGACATTTCCAAAATGTCGTTTTATTGCACACATGAGATATTTCTACAGCTTTTAAATGCTCAAATTCTTCTCCTGCTAAATCATTAAGTGATTTTCTTCCCATAGTAAGCACACTTTTTCGTTGTTTTAGGGTAGTTCTTAGGTTGGCAACCACACGATTTGGATGCTCCTTGTTTTATAGACGATAATCTTCTTAGACTTTCATAACCACATACACATCTACATAACGCATACCTATGTGTGTTTATAATCTTATCTATTTTTAATACAGTCCAACAATTGAACTGTTTATTTTCACAATTAAAAAGGTAAGCAGACTTTAAACATCCGCAAGACTTTGACTTACCATTAACTAATTGATCTGCTCTTACATGATGTTTTGAGTTACAGATACATTGGCAGTACCAGTAAGTTCTATTCGGGCCTCCTAAAACTTTAGGAGACTTATATAATGTTCTCCAATATGTAAAATGTTGGTCTGGTGTAATCGGTGGATATATACGTCTATATTTACTCATCTATGTTATCCCTCGCATGCTATGCAGACTTCTTCTCCTTCAGCTAAATTAGTTAACTTAGTTATTTCTTCTTGTGTAAGTATCTTCTCTCTTTTTATTTTTTCTCCAACTTTATCTGCTTTTCTTAATTTATCACTTCTACAGTAATACAAAGATTTTAATCCAGCCTTCCAAGCTAAAGCATGACAGGCATGTAACTGCTGAACGTCTACATCAGGATCAAAAAATAAATTTATAGACTGCCCTTGGTCTATATAATCCTGTCTGTTACTGGCTAACTCAATTACCCATTTCTGATTTATTTCATTGGCAGTTTTAAATATTTCTTTAATATTTCTAGGAATATCAAGATGTTGTACTGACCCTGAGTTAGATATGATGCTGCTCCAAATCTTCTCAGTATTTAAATTATTTTCTATCAACCATTTCTCTAAGAATTTATTTTTCTGTATATATGCTCCGCTAAGAGTATCTTGCCTGTAGACGTTGGCTCTGTACGGTTCTACAGAAGGAGAGGTGTTACCCATAATTAAGCTACTAGAAGCATTAGGGGCAATAGCCATATGGTGTGAAAATCTACGATGGACTTTAGCATCAGCAGCATCTGGACATGCTCCTCTACTGTCAGCTAATATCTCATCTGCGTCAATACATGCGGTATGAATATGCTTAAAAATTTTTCTGTTTATAGATACTGCGGCAATCCCTTCAAAGGGGATTGAATTTTTTTGTAAGTAAGCATGAAAACCTAATGCTCCAATTCCTATCGATCTTTCTCGCATAGCAGAAAAAGCTGCTCTACCCACTTCAGCAGGAGAATTTTCTATAAAATTATCTATAACATTATCCAGCATTTCCATCACATCTAGGATAAAATCAGGATTATCTTTCCAATCATCAAAATATTCTAAATTTAAACTGGATAAGCAGCAGACTGCAGTTCTTTCGGAAGAAGTAGGAAGAAATATTTCAGTACATAAATTACTCCCATTAATTTTCAACTCCCTCTCTTTTAGCCAATGGGGTAGTTTACTGTTTGCAGTATCTAAAAATATTAAAAAAGGTTCTCCAGTTTCCATTCTCGTTTCTAAAATCTTCATCCACAAATACTTAGCTGATACAACCTCTATTGTATCTCCAGTATTAGGAGAAATTAATTCCCAAGAATCATCATAGTTTTTTTCTTTCATGCAGTTAAAGATAAGCTCCATGAAATTATTGGAAATATTTACTCCATGATGCAGGTTATGTGTCCGATAATTTTGATCTCCAGTAAATTTTCTCATTTCTAAGAACTGTAGAATATCAGGATGATCTATATCTAAAAATGCTGCGTAAGATCCTCTCCTAGTTCTGCCCTGTCTGTATGCCAAAGAAGAAGCATCATAGACTTTAAGGTGGGGCATTACTCCAGTACTTTTTTCATCTACTTCTCTGATTTTAACGTGTATACCTACTCCTCCTCCTAACATACTTAACCAATTTACTTCACTAAGAGTATCTACCAAACCCTCTGCAGTATCCTCTAAATATGATAGAAAACAGGAAATGGGTAATCCCCTGCTAGATCTGCCGTTACTGAGTATAGGAGTGGAATAGGAAAGCCAATGCTTAGAAGAGTAATCGTACAATCGTTGGGCATGTTTACGATTAGAACCAAACTTGGAAGAAACATAAGCCAATCTTTCTTGAGGAGATTCTTCACTTGGAAGCATATAAGATTCTGATAATCTAGCTAATCCTAATTCATCGAATAAACAGTCCCTGCTAAAATCCATTTTTATATCGTTACGCAACATCATTTCTTCTTACCCCTCACTGGTTTTTTTATTCTTAAAAAATTCATTGCTAAGTTAAACGAATTCAAATTAATTTTTTCATTCAACCAATTTTCATCTATGTATCTATCACAATATAAAAAATTGTTCTTCTCACACCAATCCGCATAAGTAGTTCTACTCCCTTTTCTTAAAGTAGATTTTGAATTGTAGAATACAAATCTCAGGTCTAATTCTGGAAATAGTTTCTTTATCAGAAGATGTTTTTTTCGATCTTCTGTAGTAAATCTTCCCTTGCTTTCAATGACTATACCGTTAGGTAGGAAAAAATCTGGAGTGTAAGTTCTGATAATCGCAGGTACGGTATACTTTATTGAGAGTGTTTCGTATTCTACTGATATGTTAGCTTTTTTTAACTGTTGAGCAATTTTATCTTCTAGCCCACTCCTATAGCCATGTTGTATTCCTCTAAATTTTCTGTAGTCATAAAACATCCCTGCTCCTTATTCATCTTCTTCAGTATAATGAGTGTACCAAACCATTTTTGGATTTTGAGCTTTTGATCTGGCTTGAGGAAGATACTGAGCATCCGGCCAGCAATGTCTTACAAAACTACAGAAACTACAGGTTACAGGCAATTTTTTATTGCCTGTAGGTTTTCTGTAGAAATATTCATCCTGTTCATCAAAACATTTTTTAAAAGAATGATCCTCTGTAATGTACTTTATAGTTTCTTTTATTTTTGCAACTTCTTGTTTCTGCTCAGTTTCTAACATAGAAAATTCAACTACAGTTATTTCTCCTGTAGATTTATTTAAGACAATCCAACCTCCAGGTCTTTTATTCTGAGGTAAAGAGTAAGAAAGAAGTTGGTCAATATAGCCAAAATTATCTGTACCTGCAACTCCAGAAAATCCTTTCATCCATTTATTCTCATAGGCCCAAGGACTGGAGGATTTTATGTCATAAACTTTCTCTTCCAGTTCGATATCATTCTCCCCCTCAATAACAGGATATTTCTTGTTACCACCAAATAAATCCCATCTTATTTTATTTTTTGCCCCAGTAATTTTTATGTCAGTAAGTTTTATAATAAAATTAACAATAATTTCAGATAGATCACCCAAAACCATTCTAGTAAAATGATTGTATGGAAGTGGGTTTATTTCTTCTTCTTGTAACTCTTTCTTCTCTAGCTGTAATTGACAAGTAGGCTTTCCAACATTTGAGGAACGTAGTCTGAACTTTTCTTTTTTCCTTTTGAATTGTTTTTCAAGTACTAACTTAAATTCTACACATGCTTCATCAATTAGCTTATCTATCTTTTCTTCTGGTGCTACCTCTGAATGTTTATTGTTGCTCAACTTTTCTAGTACATTTTTTATTTTTACTTCTATAAGAGAAATCATAATAATTATTCTAGTTTCTGAAATCCTAATTTAAAATTTTTTATGTCTTTTATATCTTTTTCGTCTACTACATTTTGATCTACTTCTATTTTTTGTAGTAAAGGTTTATATTTTTTTATCGTCCCTCCTTTCTCCATGTATTTTTTTATAGCTTCATAGTGTTCACTGTCTTTTTCTATCTCACCAAAGTCTGTAGATTCTTTTTCTAAAAATGGGCTAGTCTGTTGTACCAGCAGATCACAAGATTCTCTAACTTTCCCCAGTTCTCTCTTTGTCTTATTAGTCAAAAAAGTTTTAGGAAAAATCCCTCTATTCTTCTGCTGGTTCATTTATAAATTATTAGTAATAAAATTAATTATTGAAGTCATCATCTAAAGAATCATCATCATATTCCTCTTCAGTCTCACCATGAGGATTTATGATTTTCGCAGTAAGTACTTGTTCTTCTTTATCAATTTTCGTTCCATACTGCTTACCTTGATTCTTAGCCAAATTATTCTGATGTTGCGTTTCAATAGAAACATTTTCCATTTGAATCATATCCTTGAACATAGTCATAGTTTTGACTGTTTCTGGGTCAAAAACTAAAGGTTTAGCATAATCAGGCGTAAATTTAATGACGTAGTAAGTTACTGCTCCATTAATCATTTCTTCAGCTTCAAGCTGAACATTAAATTCATGGAAGAGTCTACTAGCAGGTAGTGTATTGACTACCTGATTATCGAATGGAATAAAATTACTTCCTTTCAACAGAAGGATGCAAGGTGATCTATCGAACTCTACTTTTTCTTTATCTGCAGTAGTGCCAGTAAAAGACACTACTCCTCTCAACTGTCTGAAACATCGAATAGTCCCATACTTCTTTTGTTCAAATTTAGGTAAATCTCTAAATACTTTAGAAGTAGGTTTACCACATCTTACTGTACCAAGCTGATCTCTAGGCTCTGCTTGGAAGTTAGAAACTAGGATAGTTTTATTCTTCACAGAGTTATTCTCTTGATCATAGTCAATCCATTGGTAGAGCATTGATAAAGGCCGAAATACTACCCTTGGAGAGTACGCAGGTTCAATCTGTGGATGCTTTAGAAAGAAATGTCCTTCTGGCACTCTCCGATTTTGATCATCTTTTTTAGCTAACTGAACTTTAAGATTTGGTAATCTCTCAATATTTTTAGTACCTGCTCCCAATGCTTTGAGCGTTTCTTCCAACATTTCAGCAGGAACGGAAAGATCTTTCATCTGATCAGCACTTAATTTTTCTGGCATATTAACCTATATTTAAACTATTTCTGGTATAGTAATTTCTTCCATTTCCATCCAGTTATCTCCAATCTGTATTTCAATATCTAAAGGAGTAGATATTAAGTAGTTGAATCTAGCAAGAAATTCGTCTGGAAGATCTGTCATTGTAAAAACTAAAAGTTCAATTATCTTATCCAATTCGTCTGGGTACACATCAATCACAATAGAATCATGTACAGTTATAATAACGAGAGAATTCATCGTATCTAAGGCTGAATTCATTCGATGAACTGCAAGAGGAACTATGTCTGCCGTAGCGAATGATTGAACTGGATAATTTTTAATGTTGGTAGCGTTTGAAGACCCACCATTAGATAATCGAACAGTGTCTGGAAAGAAAAACTCTCTTCCAGACGGGGTAGTTACAGTACCAAACTTTACAGCTTCAGTCTGTAACTCGTCATGCCATGCTCTTAATCGTTCATAAATTTTAAAATACTCCTTAAAATAGGTTGCAATATGGGGTGGTTCACCTGCGCCTTGACCACCGTAAAGAGGAGCAAAAGTATATTTTTTCGCTTCCTGCCGCATCTGTTTAGTTACATCTCCTTCTTTACATTGGTTAATGATTGATGCAGTTTGCTTATGAACATCTCTACCTTCTAAAATATCTTTTATGATCTGAGGATCTTTGGAAAGTTCACCAGCAATCCTAAATTCTAGACCTGAGTAATCCGCTTCTAAAATCTTTCCTCCCCTATCAGCCCATCTACTCACTACACATTGCCTGACGGGGAATAATCTACCTTTCGGCTGATTCTGAAAGTTAGGATTTGAACTACTCAGTCTTCCAGTTCTGGTTATGCATTGGTTAAAATTAGGATGGAGTAGAGAAGAGGCAGATCTAGTCCAGTATTTAATACCTTTAACAAAACTCTCTAGATAGGTATTGATTGAAGATAATCTGATATAAGAAGATAAAAATCTTTTAGCTACATCCTTTTTGGGAGTATCTTCCCAAATCTCCAGCTTAGTCAGTAATTTCTCAATAGTTTTTCTATCTGATTTAAACCCATGAACTGAACAGTCATGAGGATTATCAGGGCTAAGTTTCAGTCCTGCAGTTTCTGATGTATCATTATAGATAAATCCTTCTCCGTTACATTCCCCACATATATTTTCACGTTTGTACCTTTCTCCGTTTTTCTTAATTTTAAAAATCTTTCCTTTGCCTTTACAGTCTGAGCAGTGCTGAGATTTTTGTTTTTTTATAACATTAAAATTTGATCTTATTTCGTATCTAAAATCTTTAGTACTCATTTTCGGTGGACGCAAAGATTTTCCTTTATCATCACACCCGATATTAAAAATTCTTTTATGATATTGCTTGTCTACTATTTTTCTTGAATAGATTAGTTCTGATATGTCTGCTCCAGAATTTAAATTAACAGGTTTATCTCCCATTAAAAATTTAGACATTTCATTTAGGCCAATCAATAATTCTTCTTTCTCTTTTACATAATTTTTTTCAACTTCTTTGAGTCTGTTTAAATCTATAGGTATACCGTTGCTTTCGATGCCTTGTAATGTTTTAGCGAATTCATTACACATATACACCAGAGGCTGTAACCCTACATTCCTCTGTTCCTCCATCAATCTTCTCTGCTCTATGTAAATATGTGCTGTAGTCAAAACATCTTGTTCTGCATATTCCAGAAGAATATCTAAAGGAATTTCGTCAAATCCTATGCCATCCCCTTTCTTGAATAATGTATCGACTAAATCACTTTTTTTATTTGGGGCATTTCGCCTTACAGCAGTTTTAGCCAAGGATAAAGGTAGTCTCATGCCTCTAGCTAATAGGTACTCAACAACCATTGTATCCCACAAAAATACAGGCATAGTAGGTAGGTTTTGAGTCTGCCTCATATATGACAGATCGAACTTACTGTTATGGGCGCACCATACCTGACATCTACTTACTGTTTTTTGTAATTCTTTTAACTCTTCATTCACTTTCGTAAAATATGAATGATCTTTTTCTACATCTTTATGATTTAAGATAATACTTTTTGGTTCATTTATTTTATAAACTTCTTCTTCAGTATTTTCTACTACACAATAATGGATTGAAACTATTTTATTCTCAGGGTTATACGGAGAGTTATCTGTAATTCCTCGTTCCTTATCTCTTTTTACTGTAGTCTCTAGGTCAATGACCAAAGTAGGAAAATTACAGTTAAACACTATATTATATTTTTCTGTGTAGAATGTTGATCGTTTCATTTTGATTTGTTCTATAAGTATTTTAATAAGTTAATTTAAATAGGTTCATATATAAACTTATCTCCATTTTTTTGACTGATTGAAATAGCGCCTGAGTTCCTTAGAACTAGATCATGATACAGTAACTCTTTTACAGATTTTAAGAACTTCTTGTCTAAGCAGTATCTAGGCCCAAACCCCATGTCTAGTTCTACAAAATAATCTTTAGGTAGAAGATCGTTAAGTAGATCATCCTTAGTAGTAAAGCCCAACATACTCGCAGATTCTATTGAGTAGCTAAAAAACAAAACTATTATGTCTGCTTTAATGGCTTCAAGAGATGAAAACATTAACTTATGATCTGACTTAGAAATTGTCTTTACGTCAACGGACAATCCATAAAACCAAAAATCAACTCCATTATCTCCAAATGTAAGCTGATCGTTCATTGGCAAATTAAATATTTTAGAAAAAGCTATTTCGCCTCTATATCCAACTTCTAGAGATTCTTTTAATGAAGGTTTATTTTTCCAACCTGTTTGTAGCTTATCGTGGAACTCAACCACGTTATTAGAATATTGTTCAATTTTGTGTAAATCTTCTTTAGTAAAATTAACTGTAATTTTAGTCTCATCATTTAAAGAAAATTTAGGATCATATGCAAATCTGCTAAGTTTTTCTGGCATAAATCAAACTCCATATTGACTCAATTCTGAATTGATGTTGACAACGATAGTTCCATGCCAACCTGATATCTTATTTTTACTGACAGTTATGAATCTCGTTGTATCCTCCTCATTATCTTCATTGTCATTATTAGCTTTAGCTATGCCTATTATAAGATCCGTTTCTGCTGATTTACCGATTTTGCTTCCTTCCATATCCATAGCTGTAAGTCTAGTTCTACCTCTAGCGTCAGCAGATGCTTGAGATACAGTTAGTAACGCCACATTAGTTCTTTTAGCTAACTCTCTTAGTGATTTAAATAATTCTCTTAGTCTTTCATGTGAAGCTGAATACTGCCCATGCATGGTAACTTTATCCCCTTGGTCTAACACTACTACAGCAGGTTCAATTTTATTTATGTATTTCTCTATTTTAGGTAAAGTCCAATCCTGTATATCCTTCATTATTACATTCGCAGATATTTGACTAAACTTTTCCCTAGCTTCTTCTACATTCAACTCCAACTCATCCCTCGTCATTCCTGTATAACAAGAAATTGCTCTAAGCATCATTCTGCTCGTTCTCTCTTCATTACCTAAATACAAAACTCTATTACCTTGTTCAGCAAACCCATTTTCCCCAAAGCATAGATGTAGGGCAAAAGCTGATTTACCAGTCTCTGGCAGAGCAAAAATAGCACCAAATTCCCCTCTACCTATCCCATATACATTTCTAGCTAAAGACTCTAAGTTGAATTGTAATCTATTAGTGTTACTACTCTCTTCTAATAGTTTATCAATGTCTTGAGTAGTCTCTTCCCCAAACTCATCCAGAAAATCTTCTAGATTATTGTACTTATTTAATAACTCAGTAACTTCATCTATTGAATCTGTACTTCCTTTCGCAAAGCTCATGCCTAGTGAAGCTATCTGTTGCCCCAATAACTGATGGTTTAAACTTCTTACATACGAAACGAGAAGTTCCGTATTGGCTAAAGAATTACTTTCAGTATTTATATTGGTATCATTTAATTCAAAAAGGATATTTTCAAAAAGTCTTAACTTGCTTAAACTCTGATAAGGATCTTTTATCTTGTTTAGTGCAGTCAACCCTTGAATGTCTAATCCTTCTAGAGTTGGGTGAGTTTCGTACCCTTCGATAATCAAACCATAAAGATCGTGTAAGTCTTCACTAAACAATTCTTTAGATAAGTAATTTTTGACAGCTAAGTAGTTTTGCTTGTTTAATAATCTAGACAGTAGATTAATTTCTACGTTTTGAATCTCAGACATTTTCCCTCATTCATCCTTAAACGTTAGTATTTACATCTTTGTTTATATATTTTTTTCTTTTCTTTTCTTACAATTTTACTTCGTACAGGATGCTTGACTAAAGTCCATTCCTTTAAATCTGTTCCCCTACCTCGCCTTTCTCTAACTACTACGTTTCTTTCCTCTTCTATTTCGTACAAAAATTTAAAAGGAGATGAAGGATCAGATATTTGTTTGTTGACAATATCATCTAGTTGATCTTCTAAATATCTCCTAAAATCTTTCAACTCTTCACTCTGATTATTATCCCAACGTCCTGGCATAAAAAAGTCTATGTTCAATATCGCTCTACATTTCATTTTTGTCTTACCTCTCTTTATTATATAGCCAGTAAATTTTTAATTGTATTATCATCTAAATCTTTTATATCTTTTCCTCCATGTAGAGTAAGGTTGTTAAGATGAATCGAATCTACTTTCTTATTAGGAAAATAGACTTTTATCTTTGCTTCTAATCCCAAATTTTTCACTTGTGCGTCAGAATCTAAACAGACAAAAATAGAATTTATCCAGAATCTCTCTTTTATCAATTGTTGTAAGCTCAAAATTGCATTGTCTGATAGGCTAGTGCCTAGCAAAGAAACTCCCAGTGAATCAGTCAGGTAAGTTAATTTAATAGCTGACAATACATCCTCCACTAGCACTACACTTTTGTAAGATTCTTTAGGTTTAACCCTACTATCAACTATAAATAAAGAAGGTTTTTCTCCATAGACTAACCATTTAGGTTTTATTCTGTCAAATAAAGTTCTACCCATCGCAAAATTATTGTATAAATATTTATTCTGAAATAATATTCTATGTTTTCTTGGATCATAACTGATTTGTAATCGTAGATTGTTTAATATTTTATAATCTAAATTATACTTCTCTAAAAATTTTATCTTTTCTTGATGATTTCCTATATGCCCTAACACTAAAGGAACTTCATTTTTAATTTTTACTGTATTTGAGTTAAATTCTTCTTTGTTTAAGAAACTAGCAACTCTAGTCAGATTGTGTCTCTTATTATCTAGACTTATCTTTCCTCTCACCTGACAAATTGCCTTAAAGCAATTATACACTACTGAATCGTCTGCCTCAGATACACTTACTGTAAGTGTACGTCTTCCTTTACAGATTGGACAATCAAATCTTCCATAGTCCATTTGAGTGAGTCTGAAATTTTTGATTATTTTATCTATTTCAGAGTAGTTCATTTCTTTTTGGATAAGGAATAATTAAATGTTCGATGCTTTTACGCAAATTTTTACGCTCTATCTTTTTTCCAAGGAATGTAAAGTATCTTTCTTTTTCTGTTTGCCCCACAAACTGAGCAGTAGGGAACTTGGCTAAAATATCATCTTTACGCTGATTTCCCACAATTGCCCTAATAGACCTTGAACCATACAATTTACCATCAATAAGAACTGCAAAACGCTTTTTACCATTTTTTACGTTAGGGTTTGCCCTTCTCATTGAACCTATGTAATCCCAGTTCAATGATTGATAAATGGTTCCTATCTCTCCTGCCATAGTATCTACAGTTGCTGTAACAACTCGGTACTCTGTATTTTTCTGTATCCATTTATTCACACGAGAAATAAAGAATGAAGCTGTGTTCTTTGGTGTCCACCAGATACAAACCCCTCTAGCCAACAGAAGCATGTTATCTGTGTATCCATACTTATCCCAATGACCTAAATTTTTTGCATAATCATAACTATAAACTAGAACACCTCCCAGTTTAGGCCCAGCAGATGTTTTAAATGTTATTCCAAAATGAAATAACGATATTGCTGGCATACATTGAAGATATTCATAGCGTTCAATAATTGATTTAGCAGTGGCTCTATCAATTTGAGATATATCTGTGTTAGTTAAATCTATATTTGAAATTTGAAAATCAATTTGATCTTTTTCTTCATTAGCCCTTTGTTTTCTCATAAGTGATTGATGAGCTTCCCCTATAGGTACATCTCCAACATAGGGTCTATATATAATATTTTTGTGATCCATTTTTATTTATATTTATTTTTACTTGCACGTCAGATGAAAAATATACAGTACTATATAGATAGAAAAGACCATGTCAAGTACAAAAATAAATTAAAAATAATGCTTGCAGTTGTGTCTGACTGAGTTCATATTGTCATTTCATTTTGATTTGACTGACAAATGCAAACAATAATATCTTCTTCATATCAGAGACTTATCCTTCCTAGTCGCTAAGAAGATTAAAGTTCATCCAAGGTTTGTCAGTTCATAATTTTCCTGCCTCAGTATCTTTTATCCTCTTTAGATACTGAGGTTTTCTTCAATCAGTTAGTCAGTAAAGTTTTTAATTTTTTACTTGCGCGTCAGATTCATTAATACCCTTCTCTAGTTAAGTTAGTTCTTACTATACTTACTCTCTCTCTGCTCCTCTAGAAATTCCTCCAAAAAATTCAGAAGATTTTTCTCATAAAAGAAGAAAATTACTTTCTCATAAAAGAAGAAAATTACTTTCTCATAAAAGAAGAAAATTACTTTCTCATAGAAAAATAAATTTATTTTAAAGTGAGTAAATTTATATGAGAAAACTATCATTTTGTGAGTAGATTTTCTTTCGTTTTATTTTCCTTGGATAAACTAAATTTTTTATTCTCCTTATTTAAACTAGAAAATTAAGGAATAAAAATTGACTAAGTGTTTTTTCTTGGTTGGTTTTGTTGTTCTTATTTTTTAATTATTTAAGGAAGATCAAAATGAAATCTAGTTCACAAGTAAAAAATGCCGGTATTATATACGAGGGAAAAAGTCTGGTAGATGGTAAACCGATTGTAGTTATTTTATCTGGTAAAATAAACAGATCTAGTAATAGTAAGACTGGAGATATGCTCCAAACTAATATCATTTTACAGGATGTTGCTCCAACTGTAGCAAGCAAGATTGGTGAGGATTATTCAGTTTGTAAAAGTTGCATGCACAGAGGTTTTGTAGATTTAAACAGTAAGAAAGGAACTGCTGAAGAACGTTCTTGCTACGTTAATCTTTTATTTTTAAATACTATTTATCGAGCATATAAACGAGGAAAATACTCTTATCTAACAGAAGAAGATCTTCAAATTATGTTGTTTGGGGAGAGTTTGCGTATCGGTAGTTATGGTGACCCAGGCGCAGTTCCGAAAGAAGTTTGGCTGGATTTAATTGAAAATTATAATATTAAGAATCATACTGGCTATTCCCACCAGATCCTAGATGATAATAATGAAATAATAAATAAAAATAGATATTTAGCTGATTTTTGTATGATAAGTTGCGATAATTTAGAACAAGCCAAAATAGCTTGGAGTAATGATTTGAGAACTTATAGAACGATAACTGATCTAAATCAAATAGACTGGGATAATGAAATAGTTTGCCCAGAAAGTTATCGCAAAGATATAACGTGCAAATCTTGCGGTTTGTGCCGTGGAAGTAAGGGAAGTAAGGCTAAGTCGATAGCAATTCCAATCATTGAAAGAACAAAAAAGAATTACCTAAAAAATATCAATAATTTAGCTAGCCAGGGAGTATAAAAATATTATGCTTCACTTTTATGCTATAATCGGGTTTATAACTTTTTGGCTGTTTGTGCTTGATTTTATTAAGTAAATTAGATCAATATATTTTTCTATTGATTTATTTACTAGATAAAGTAGTATTGATTTTGTGCATGTAAGCACAACGGGCAAGGTATGCCCATTTTTTACAATCCTATAAAGGAAAATAACGATGAGAAACGAAAAAGGACAATTCGTAGGTAAGAAAAAGGAGATGATTGATATTTTGGGCCAGTGCTCAGAGAAGACGGTCTTTAATGTCGAGAAAGAAATTACTCCTATCATTCATTACGACGGACGTGTAGAGAAGGATCGGTTTACGTTAAATCGATTTGACCAGAAAGGGAATAATCTAGATCAAAATAGGATATGGCAGACAGTAGGCCCGAAGTTTCATTGTCTACAAGCGGAGGATCTTTTAAAGACTTTCCAAGACTATCTTCCTATGCACTTCACTTCCGAAGAATTACAGGATATTCAAGTTAAGGAATATTCTGCCTTTGATTCAACGAACTTATCTTGGGAGATTCACTTTCCTAGAATGGCTGAAGATTTAGTGTTAGCTAACCTTACTACACAATCTAGATTTGTTCTTCAACTATCAACAGGTTTTGGCACTATAAAAACAACTATAGTTAGTAAGATTCTGGATCTAGTCTGCACTAACGGAATGATGATCCAAAGCCCGAAAGCAGTGGTGGGAGGTAAACACTACGAAAATACAAATCTTAGCTTGTTAGGTCATTCAATTGACTTGTTCCTACTAAACTCTAGATACGAGTTTGCTATAGCTATGAAAAAAATCAGATCTGAAGTTGATGTAATAGTCGACGATCAACTAATCAGCGAGATTTTAAAAAATGCAGGGTTTGCCGATACTGCAAAAAAAGAGTCTAGAAAGAGCAAATCAGGTTTGTCGAGAACTGGGGAACTGATAAAAGAGCAAGCCAGGGCAGAATCTTTGACTCGTACTGGTAATGGCAATATTACTTTGTACGATTTAAATTCGGCATTAACTTTCTGGGCTAGTCATGAAAAACTTGTTGCTTTAAAAGAGACGGATAAAGACCATCAATCTGCTTCAACTTATGACAAGCAGGTTAAAGTAAGTCAAATCCAAAACTCTACTATTTGGTTATCTTTATTACCTGTCGACGTGAGGAATGAACTAGCCGAAGTAACGTACATAGCTTAAACTTTTTTTGTCTGGTAGATAGTAATTTTTATTGTCTACCAGATTTTTTTGTTTGTTTTTATTCTCAATCCTTAAACAAGAAAATCAAAATGATCATTACTAACGAATTACTTAACTTATTTGTCATCAGAAATAGCTCAGAAAATATGTATAAGGAAGTTTCATCTATCTGTGATAGTCCAGACAAAGATGAGCTATTGAATATGACTGTAAAAGATTTGCTCAATCTTTATCCTTCTAGGATAAATGATTGTGATAGTAAGTTAAAACTAGATTTAGTTAAAACTTCTTTAGAAAAGGAAGTTGAAAAGTCTACTGATTACACTGCTTTTTTGGAGAGTAAGATTGTAAAGACAATCAATAGCAAATCTTTTGATCCTATTCAACATCTAGAAGATTTAAGATTGGTCAAGCCAAAGAGTTTGGCTAATCAAAAAGTACTATCAAAGGAGGCAATATGATTCTGGAGGGCAACGATATCAAAATCTATTCATTAGTAGTATTGCGCCAACAACTAAAATCAGAAATTAAAGGATTAAAATTTAGTCAATCCGCTTATGCTTGCATCAAGAAAAAGTTTGGCTTTAAAGGTAACAGGCAGAAAGTTTATGAGTTATTTGATGATTATGTCGAAAAACAGATTTTCGAAAATGAAGGAGGCAAACTTTCACATTCAACAAAGTATGGACTAAAATAAGTAAATAACTAATTAATTATCTAGCCTAGTATTTTGGATGTTCAAGTCTATCATACTAGGCTTTTTTTTGTCCTGCTGATAGTTTACTACTTGCCTATCTATTCCCGCCTTGTCTTGCTCCTTTCATTGACTATTTAATACTAATCAAATAAATATTCTTTTTTTATTGAGATCAGAACAAAAACTCTATTTTTTAATCTATCTAGTTTTCCCAGTCAATCCTTTGCTAGTTATAGTCTGAAGATATAATGTTATAACTTATAGTTATAAGGTAGAAGATCGGTAGTGGATTAGTTTTTGTCTAGGTAAGGATTAGACTATTTGTTCACGCAAGCAATCTCCCTGCTAGGCAAATTTTTCATCTAAGCGCTAGGCAATTTAAAACTAAAGTCTAAATAAGGAAGAACAAATCTTTTTTTATGCACATTTAAAAGATATTTAGTATGTGGTTATGAGTTCCATATCATATATTATCAAACTTATAGCCAATTATTTTTCTCATGGTTTTTATCATGAAAAATTAAGTTTCTTACGAAAGAATAAATTTATTATGCGATATATTTTTCTTGTTTTATGAGAAAAATCTTGTGAGAAAAAAATCGTCAATGATTTCCAGTGGGATGTGACAGGTGGGGGGTATACGTTACCGTATACAACCAGTACATAATTTTAGTATTTCTATACTAGAAAACTATATAGTGAATAGGATGATAATAAGTTATATTATTTATTACTATAAATTATTATAAATTAAATGCTTTTAGAGAGTGAGTAAATTTGCTATCAGTCTGATATTTAACTAGATCCAGCATATTCTCAGCTATTTCTTTTATTTCTACCTGAGCATGTTCTGAATTTCTTAGTTTCTGGAAATGCATAAAGGATCTGAAATTGAAGGTCATTACCCACCTGAGTTGATGGGAGTAAGGCAAAATGTACCTAGCTACTTCTTTGGCTCTACTTCTATTTATTTTTTTATCCTCTACTAGAAAAGTAAGCATCTGGTGATACAGAGTGTGTAGATCTTCTACTAAGCCTGTCAAGCTAGGTGAGTCAGGTAAATCATCATTATTTTGGTAGGAAAATTCTTCCGGTAGGTAAAAAAGATCATCTTTCATTTCTTTGTACCTAGCAGATTCAGTATTTATAGAAACTCCAGTTCTATGTTTCAAGCAATGGATGTGAGAAGCTATATCTCCTTGTATATGGAAAGATAACATAGAATGTTCAAAGGGAGTTCCATGTTCATTATCAGCTAGAAACTTTAGTAGTTTAGCTATTCTTTTTATTTTATCTGGAGTAACTTCTTGATTAGTAGAAGCCCATGCTGCTCTGGCATGAGATATATCAGATCCAGCATATTCTAATAATTCTACTTTATTTTTTTGTGTAGGCATTGATTAAGATTTAAGATTATTATAAATATGTGTATGTCTAGTTAAGTATCTTTTTATTACAAGCCTATAACTGTTTATACTCAGAATCATATTGATATTAGTTAAATAGCTAGTAAATAATTTATAATAGCTAGCAGATAATTTAAAAAGAATTAAATAAATAATAAAAACAAAAAGAATAAAAGGAAGACTAAGTTGAAGCTGATATAAAATTAAATTAATAAAAAGTACAACTACCGTACTATTCAGAGATAAGACATTATCTCTTCAAGTACTAAAGATAAAGTATTAATATCATATTTCAATCAATATGTAAATATATTTTTTTTAATTAATTTTAATTAATATATTATATATATCTATATACAAATAATTAAATGTACTACTAAGAAACATAATATATACATACTGTAAGTATTAAGTATATATACAAATAATTAAATGTACTACTAAGGAACATAATATATACATACTGTAAGTATTAAGTATATATACTGTAATAATAATTTATGGATTGATTTTTTTATTTTATTTATTTAGTGGTGAATCTGTAGGGTTAGAGTAAATTTAATTATTTAATTGCCTAATTATTTATGTATCTGAATAAAGGATCTGTATTATGCCAATGGTAAAAACTAAGTCAGGGAAAACAATGAAATTCCCTTATACGAAGAAAGGTAAGGCAGCAGCTAAGAAAGTAGCTTCTACAAAGATGAAAGCAGGGGGTATGGCTAAAATGACTAACGCTAAAGCTGGAGCATCTATTCCTGCTGCAGGTAAGAGTACTGCTAAGACTGTTAAAATGGCTACTGGAGGTATGGTAGGCAAGATTAGGAGTAGTAAGGTAGTAGGCACTGAGGATGAAAAAGAAAATAAAAATATGAAAGATACGAAAGGAATGATGGGTGGTGGTGCTATGTATGGTGGTAAGAAGAAGAAAATGAAGGATGGAGGTGTAGCTTCAACAGCTTCAAAATCAGAGAAGGATCTGAAGAAAGGAGATATGAGGCAAGTCAGAGCAGACATGGCTAAGAAGAAAGCTGCTGCTATGAAGAAGGACAGGAATACATAGGAAGGACTATGGCTCTAGGGGTAAAACATTATTTTAGAAATGGAACTGTATACACAGGTAAGTTTCATAAAATGCCTAATGGACAATTGCACACAGGAGTAAAACATACTCCTTCCAGTAAACGCTTATTCCATTTTAAAGACTTATCTGAAAAAGTTAAATCTTCTATACAAAAAAAGAAGGATTAAGTAGGTATCCTGTACAAGTATGTTTATTAACATCCCTTTTGAGGAATTGGAAAGAGACGTGCTAAATCTTTTCAGTTCCTCAGAAGAATTAAGCACTAATATATTTAATTTATGTATTGACTACGCTACAAATACTGTAGAAGGCATGAACAGGGCTACTAGAGAAGAGTATGTCCTTTTTTGTTTCTCTAACTACGATATTTATCTAGCTAATAGATTTTCAGATTATAAAATAGAGTTTGTAAATAACGGAGTAAAAATAGAAATATGGACTACGAGGGAAAAGACTCTGTAGTAGAATCTTTAATTGATAAATACAGAGAAAGAAGTAATAAAGGTATAAAGAAGTACGGAACTTCTCTTGACAGAAAAGATTTGGAATTAGCTCATTGGTGTACTCATCTTCAAGAAGAGCTAATGGATGCTTCTCTGTACTTGGAAAAGATTCAGTCTCTTCTAGAAAATACAAGCACAGAATTTATAGATGAAGGAGATGCATTGTAGATGAGTAAGTATAAGAATAAAACTCTGAATAAACCTGTTCGTACTCCTAATGGCCCTAAGAAGTTTAGTGTCTATGTAAAAAACCCTAAGACAGGCAAGATCATCAAAGTTAATTTTGGTGACCCTAACATGAAAATTAGAAAATCAGATCCTGCCAGACGTAAATCATTCCGTGCCAGACACAACTGTGATAATTCTGGCCCTAAAACTAAAGCCCGATACTGGTCTTGTAAGAATTGGTGAATATGAAGAATGATGCAGAAGAGATAGAAGAAACAGATCAAGTATATTCTCTACCTAAAAATTCTCCTTTTGGTTTACAGAAGACTAAGGGCAAAGAGTATACAGAGAAACAACTGAAATTCTTAGATGAGTTAACAGACCCTGAGAATGGAGGTAATATCAGAAGAGCAATGGAATTAGCAGGGTATCACAAATCTACTTCTATTACTTCTGTAGTATCAGTTCTGAAAGATGAAATTATTGAAAGAACTAAACTTCTACTAGCTTTGAATGCACCTAAAGCTACCAGTAGACTAGTCAATGTATTGGATGATCCAACCATGCTAGGCGCTAAGAATGTAGTAAGTGCCTCTAAAGAGATTCTGGATAGAGTAGGAGTTTCCAAACCTGCTTCCATAGAAATAAATACTACTGATACTGGAGGAATATTTATTCTACCTCCCAAAACTTCTAACCCTATAAAATCAGTGAATTGATTTTGGCTACAGAAAGACTCACTCCTCAACAAAAAAAAGAGAATAAGGATAAAAGAAAAAAAGAATTAAAACAGTTATTTGAAAAAGTATATTTAATCTCTTATCCTATACCTAGATACATTAAATATGTAGATGCATGGAAGAATCTCACTTGCATGTATGCTACCACCATCTTGAACTGTCCTGTAGGCTACCTTCCTCTAGATCAATTACTTGATCAACTGTCTCTAGAAGATCTAGAGAAATTAAAAGCATCTTCAAAAATTCCAATCGATGATAATTACTACTTCCCTAATGTCTATGCTCCTCACTGGCCCCAGATAACAATACTAGAACAAGCCATAGACAGTCTGGACTATCTGCAAGTATCATTAGTAGATGCAGCTAAATGGGCATCATCTCAAAAATCATTCTTAGAATACGGGAAGACTTTATCCCCTCATACTCTCAGAAATATAAACAATAGAGTTTATGAGGATAGACAAATATGGCACAAAGATCCTACTAATTTAAAGAAAGTAGAGATAGAGAATAAAAAGAAAAAAGAAAGATTAGAGAAGCAAGAACAACAACTACTGGATGATATACAAGAAAGATTAGACTCTTCAGATAAAGTAATAACTTCTAAAGATCTGGCTGATGATACTCCTACTCCAAATAATAAATCACAGGAACTACTAAATAAAAATATTGTATTTCAGCCTAATCAAGGTCCACAGACTGAGTTTCTGGCAGCACCTGAGAGAGAAGTACTGTATGGAGGAGCAGCAGGAGGAGGAAAGAGTTTTGGTTTATTGGCAGATCCTATGCGCTATTTCGGGCATAAACAGTTCAATGGCTTAATTCTAAGAAGAACTAATGATGAGCTAAGAGAACTAGTCTGGAAAAGTCAGGAATTATATCCCCTAGCTTACCCAGGTTCAAAATGGCAGGAAAAGAAAAGTCAATGGGTATTTCCTTCTGGCGCTAGACTCTGGATGACATACTTAGAAAGAGAAGAAGATGTATTGCGTTACCAAGGACAAGCCTTTTCCTATATAGGCTTTGATGAGCTAACTCAGCATGCTACTCCTTTTTCATGGAATTACATGAGGAGTAGACTAAGAACTACAGCACCTGACTTACCTATATACATGAGAGCAACATCTAACCCAGGTGGCCCAGGGCATCAATGGGTTAAGAGAATGTTTATTGATCCAGCACCTTTCAATGAAGCATTTGCAGCTACAGACATAGATACAGGTAAAGTACTCGCGTACCCTAAGGCTCATGCTAAGTCTGGTGAACCTCTTTTTTATAGAAAGTTTATTCCAGCTACTCTGAAAGATAATCCTTATCTATATGAAGAAGGATCTTATGAGGCTAATCTTCTTTCTTTGCCAGAAATGCAGAGGAGGCAGTTACTGGAAGGAGACTGGGCTATAGCTGATGGAGCAGCATTTAAGGAATTTAGACACTCTACTCATGTAACTACTCCTTTTGATATTCCGTATAGCTGGAGGAAGTTTAGATCCTGTGACTTTGGCTACTCTTCTCATTCTGCCGTACATTGGTTCGCTATTGACCCACAATATGAAACATTGTATGTTTACAGAGAGTTATACGTTTCTCACCATACAGCTAAACAATTGGCTGAAAAGATATTAGATCTAGAAGAAGATGATAACGTAGACTACGGAATATTAGACTCTTCTTGCTGGCATCAACGAGGACAAATAGGGCCGTCTATAGCTGAAGAAATGATAAGCATGGGATGTAGGTGGAGACCTTCAGACAGAACTAATGGTGCTAGAGTAGCAGGAAGAAATAGATTACATGAATTATTAAGAGTAGAAGAGGTAGAGACAGAAGAAGAAAATGAAATAGAAGAAATATCAGGAATAATCTTTTTTAATACCTGCAGACAAATCATAGCAGATCTACCTGTCATACCTACAGATCCTAAAGGTACAGACGATATAGATCCTAGATTTGCCTCAGATCACGCCTATGACTCTATAAGATACGGAATTATGTCAAGGCCCAGATCCTCGTCACCATTTGATGACTGGGGTATGTACGAGAAAAGTTCTAAAGAATCTTGGTCACCCTCATCTAGAACATTTGGATACTAGTATTAATAATAGAGAATAAGAGAAAAACTATGGCTTTAATGTCAGCAACACAGAATGACGGATTAGACAGTAATTCTGCAGGTAATGCAGAGAATGAAGAATCTTCTTACTTAAAGGATAAACAAGGAGGAGAAGATAATTTTGATGAAGACCAAGAGTTATACGCTTTAGAAGAGTTTGTGCGGTATAAATTTGAAAGATCAAAACGCTGGAGGGAGCAAGATGAGTCTAGGTGGTTAAAAGCCTATAAGAACTACAGAGGCTTGTACGGCCCAGATGTGCAGTTTACTGAAAAAGAAAAAAGTAAGATATTTGTAAAAATTACTAAGACCAAAGTTCTAGCTGCATATGCTCAAATTGTAGATGTACTTTTTGCTGGATCTAAATTTCCTATTGGTATTGATGTTCCTAATCTTCCTTTAGGCGCAGAAAGTTCAATTTATTTTGATCCAAATGAAGACGCACTGAAGAAAGAACAGAAAAAAAATAAAATTAAAATAGTACCTAATACTCTAAATAGAGCAGATATTCAGACTAGATTAGGTATTGTAAAAAAAGAAGTAGAGGAAATAAGTGAAGAATCTTTACGAAAAGGAGTAGGTAGTAGCCCAGCTTCTGCAGTATTTCATCCAGCACAGAAAACTGCAGAGTTAATGGAAAAGAATATCCATGACCAACTAGAAGAAAGTAACGCTTCTACTCATCTGCGTAATTGTGTATTTGATATGTCTCTTTTTGGTACTGGAGTTTTAAAAGGCCCATTTGCTTTTGACAGAGAATACCCTAAGTGGGATAAAACAGGTAAGTATTCCCCTGAGATTAAAACCATACCTAAAATAGAGTCTGTGTCTATTTGGAATTTCTACCCAGATCCAGACTCTAGGAGCATGGAAGATGCTGAATACGCCATTGAAAGACATAGAATGTCTAAAACTCAGTTAAGGGCATTGAAAAATAGACCTTTTTTCAGAGATGAGGCTATTGAAATAGCTATAGAAAAAGGAGTTAACTACTCTCAAGAACATTGGGAATCTGCTTTAGAAGATAATCAGTCTCATTATCGAATTAACAGGTATGAGGTTCTGGAGTATTGGGGAGTAATGGACACAGAATTAGCTGTAGAGGCTAACTTGACTCTTCCTAAAGAGATGAAGAACAAAGATCAAGTGCAGATTAACACTTGGGTCTGTAATGGAGAGATCCTTAGACTTGTATTAAACCCATTTACTCCTAATAAAATCCCCTACCATGCTGTACCTTATGAAATAAACCCATATTCTTTCTTTGGAGTAGGTCTGGCTGAGAACATGGACGATACTCAGGAGATTATGAATGGGTTTATGAGAATGGCAGTAGATAATGCTGCTTTATCTTCCAACTTACTAATAGAAATAGATGAAACTAACTTAGTACCAGGCCAAGGCTTAGATATATACCCAGGCAAGGTATTCAGAAGGCAAGCTGGAGCACCAGGGCAAGCTATATTTGGAACTAAATTCCCTAATGTAACCAACGAATGTCTAATGATGTTTGACAAGGCCAGACAACTGACAGATGAAGCTACAGGTATGCCTTCGTACTCACATGGAATGTCAGGAATACAAGGCGTAGGTAGAACTGCTTCCGGCATGAGCATGTTAATGGGAGCAGCAGCACAGAATATTAAGTCTATTGTACGAAATGTAGATGATTATCTCCTAAATCCTTTAGCTAAAGCATTATTCTCTTTTAATATGCAATTTAATTTTGACAAGATATACAGTAAAGGAGTATACGAGATATCTGCAAAGGGTACTGAGAGTCTAATGCGGAATGAAGTAAGATCTCAGCGTTTACTTCAGTTTATGCAGATGACAGCTAATCCTATGATGACTCCATTCGTAAAGTATGATTACATTATCAAGGAAATAGCGGCATCAATGGATCTAGACGAAGGTAAAATACTCAATGATCCAAATGCAGCTAAAAAACAAGCTGTACTAATGGCTGAATTAGCTGCTTTAATGCCTCCACCTCCTCAACAACAGCAACAGGCTCAAATTCCAGTACCTCCAGTAGCAGGAGGTGAACCTCCAGTACCAGAAGAGTCAGGCTTTACAGGTGAAGGAGGAGGATCTGCTCAAGCTGCTGAAGCTGCTGCTCTAGCTGCTCTTCAGCCACAACAACCTAACTAGTTACTAGTAATTAATAATTAATACTCACTATTCAATTATGGCTACATCAACAAAAACTAACCCTTCTTTATGGAAAAGAATAGTTTCCCAAGTAAAGTCAGGTAGTAAAGGTGGAGACTCAGGAGAATGGTCTGGTAGAAAAGCTCAACTGGCAGTTAAGAAATACAAAGATGCTGGTGGAGGTTATAAAGGAAGTAAATCTTCTAAAAACTCTTTATCTAAATGGAGTAAACAAAAGTGGCGTACTTCAGACGGATCTAAATCTGAAGGTAAGAAAAGATACTTACCAGACAAGGCATGGAAATCTTTGTCTAAAGGAGAAAAGTCTGCTGCCAATAGTAGTAAAAAGGCTGGAGACAGTAAGGGTAAGCAGAATGTTCCTTTACCCAAGAAGATTAGTAAAAAAGTAGCTAAGTATCGTAAATAATTGTAGTTTACGATAATCTAACGTACACATCTACTACAGAGGGAGTAGTATTATGAGTGGATTAAAGACACAACAAGACTGGAAAGAATTACTTCCACTAGTTAACAGTGAGTTGTATCCTCTTCTCCAAAGGTATGTAAACTGGAGAATAGAAACTCTGCGTAATCAATTGGAAAATACTAAGGGAGAAGACAACTTTGCTTTAGTGCAAGGTAAGATCATGGAAGCTAGATTATGTGCGGTTCTGAAAGAAAGTGTACTACAAAATACTAGAGAACACAGTAATCCTTACGAGCATAAAAGGTAGTATGATTTTAGAACCTCACTCAGGTATAAAAGATCCTAGAAAAGCACATAGAACAAAAAAGTGCTTTGTTGGAGAAAGATTTGGGAGGTGGGAAGTTTTGCTTCGTGCACCAAACAAAGATCACCACATAGTCTACTGGTGCAAATGCGTGTGTGGATACACTGCCAGAGTAGAAAAAAGGTCGTTGGCTTCTGGACGGAGCAAGTCTTGTGGGTGCTACAAAAGCGAATTAAATTCTAAAGAGTTTAAATATAAATGGGATAATGGACTTCATAAAAACGGCAAATTAATCTCTGAGAGAAAATAAACAGCAAACGTAAACATGAGTAAAAAAAAGATTATAGGAAAAACTTTTCTAGACAGTCTTGTTAATCCTCCAGAATTAAATATTGGATCTGATGACATAGAAGGTCTTGTTCCTCTTACTGCTGATAACATTGATCAAGTTACAGAAGAACTAGATAACCGTTCCAAAGAAGATGATTCTTTTTCTTTTTTACCTATGTTTAGTGAGTACTTTACTCCAATAAAAGGTAAAAAACGTATTGTTCCAAAATCAGATGCAATTGTAAGATTTTCTGACCCAGAGGTATTAGAGGATTTAACTCCTAGAATGGAAAGAGCCACTACATCTGATACTGCGCAAAGCATAATGCCCTCCCCAGGCAAATTTTTTAATCCTGCGTCAATAGGATACAAAGGAGATGAGTTTTCTGAACGATTTAAAAATGCTGGTATAGATGTAGATATGGAATACGGTAATTTTGTGATGATGGGTAGAACTCCAAAAGACGTTACAAACGAGACTTTTCAAAACTTATATGTTTCTCCACGCACAAGCTATAAGTATTCTGAAGGACAAAATAAAGCTGTAGCAAGAGCAAATCCTTACAGTGGCCCTACTTTAACTGTAGAAGAAATGGAGCAAAATTATAAACAAAACACAGGAAAAAAAGGATCAAAGGTACAAACAAATTTGCTTCAACCAGACAAATTTAAAGTTAAATTAGAAAATGGAGATTTTAGAACAGCAGATCACCCAATTGCTGCTGTGCAAGGTAAAAAACAAGCAATTTTTACTAGGCCAGACGGTTCCAAAGGTAAAGGCGACCATTACTATACTTTAGATATGCAGATGGTAGGGCCAGTACGAATGAATCAACTAACAAAAAAAGATAAAAGAAAAAAGAAAACTGGTGAAGTAGTAGAAGAACTTCCTCAACCAAATTTAAAACCTGTTACAGTAGGGGATGTAGTTTTAGGAAATATAATAAGTTATGTTAGAGTAAATGGAAACGAACATCCTTTGTATGACTATATAGAAGTAAACGGTTCCGCTTCTGCTCCAGATAAGATGAAGGAAAATACTCTAGAAAAATTTAATGAGGGTGGGCTAGTAGACTATGTAGGTCAACAGTCTAACAAAGGTAGACGTATCCGTGAAGATGAGGAAGGTAATCTGTACTCAGAAGTAAGTATCACGTTCCAATTAGACAACGGTAAATGGATCAATATAGCTTCCATAGATGCAGAAGGAAAACCAACTAAACAAGCAGACTTAGAAGACTTTGTAAGAAAAAATGGCCCAAAAGATCCAGTTACAGGAGAAAAATTACCTGTATATGATTCTGTAGAAGAAGCTGTAGCTGCAGCAGAAAAAAGAAGTAATAACTTATTGCCAAAAATGGCACATGGCGGATTAATGACAGGAGATATGTCTGACGGATGTGGATGTCCTTCTTGTATGATGAAGAAAATAATGGGAGTAGATATGAGTATGATGAATACGCTGAATATGAGTGACATGGTAGGTACAGATCCTGTTTCAGGTAATGAAATACCACCAGGATCTAACGCAGAAAATGTACGAGATGATCTACCTGTAATGCTTTCGGACGGTGAATACGTCATGCCAGCAGATGCTGTACGATATCATGGACTTAAATTCTTGGACAGTCTCCGTATGGAAGCTAAAGCAGGACTAATGTCTATGATGGATGAAGGCCAGATACAGACTATTGAGGAAGAGGAAGAAGCTCAACAGTATGTAGACAATAAAGACGATGAAGATGATGAAGATGATGAAGAAGCACAGACCTACACAACAGAGGAGGGGAATGAAGTAGAAGAACCAGAAATGGAAGTTACTACAAAACGAATGTCTATGTTTATGCCGTATAAACCTAGTCAAAGCGTTTCTTTTGTTAAATAAATTATAAATTTACAGAGATACTAGATATGGCTAGATACCAGAATCAATATAGAGAAGAATTAGAGGGGGATGAGACTACTTACTCTGAAGATTTAGCACAAGAGCAAGGAGGTTCAGCTAATCCAGCTAATGAAGAAGATACTTTTAAAAAAAGGTATGGTGATCTGCGTAGGCATATGCAGCAGACTGTCAACCAACATCAACAGCAAGTCAATGAACTACAAGGCCAGTTAGATTCTGCTACTAGAAAACAAATTAAGTTTCCTAAGACAGAAGAAGAGATAACTGCATGGGCTGAGAGATATCCTGACGTAGCTAAAATCATAGATACTATAGCTCAGAAAAGAGCACATGAAGTATTTGCTCAGTCAGAACAACAATTTGTAAAGGTTAAAGAACTACAAGTACAAGTAGGAAAAGAAAAAGCTGAGAATGAGTTACGAAGTATTCATCCTGACTTTGATGAGATTAGAGCAGACTCTAATTTTCATGAGTGGGTAACTGAACAACCTCAGAATATTCAAGACTCTTTATATAAAAACCAGACAGATGCTAAAGCTGCTTCCAGAGCAATTGACCTGTATAAAGTAGACACAGGAATCAGTACAGGTAGGGGCAGGAAAAGCAGCATGAAAAATTCTACTAAATCTGCGGCAAGGTCTGTTAATAGGTCTACATCTTCCGCTAATCCTCCTAGTACAAATAGAATGAAATTTTCTGAAAGTATGGTGCAAAGTATGTCCTCAAGAGAATATGAGCAGCATGAGGATGCTATTATGCAGTCTATGAGAGAAGGAACTTTCGATTATGACTTGACAGGATCAGCCCGATAATATATGTGTTTAGTACAAAGTTATATACTTAATTAATTTGTAAATTACTTAGAACCTTCTGCTTTTTCCTCTGCAGTCCCACTTCTAAGTAACTTAGTCAATAGAGATGCAGTTTCTTTTACTTGAAGATTACCTGCAAATCTTAGCCATTTGTGAACCAGACACAAATCTACCTAAGTTACTTTTGTAGCCTCTTCTCAGATCTAGCATTCTCCTTAGTTTCATTTTGAATCAGTCATTACATAATAATAAGGCTAAAGGTCTACATGGCGTTTGCAAAAGCAAGTAGTTACACTAATTTAAACACTGGTAATTTTTCACCAGTAATTTTCTCTCAAAAAGCCCAGAAAGAATTTCGTAAATCTTCTATATGTGAAGATATTACCAATACCGATTACATGGGTGAAATTTCTAATTTTGGTGACAGTGTCCGTATTATCAAAGAACCGGATATCACCATTTCAACTTACGCTAGGGGTACAGACGTAACTGCTGGGATTACGACTCTGACTGATCTAGATTTTACCATGACAATTGATCAAGCTAACTACTACCTTTTCAAAATTGATGACATTGAAGTAGCTCATAGCCATATCAACTTTATGGATCTAGCAACAGACCGTGCAGCTTATAAGTTGCGAGATGCTTTTGATTCAGAGGTACTAGGGTATTTGTCTGGGTATAAGTACGACGGTAGTAAGTGGGTTATTAGAGAAACTGCGGATATTCCAGGTACAAAAGCTAATTCTTCTGCTGGAAATACAGAACTACTAGCTGCTAACAGACTGAACATTACTACTTTCCACTCGTCTGGTGGTGGCGCAGGAAGTACCACTGCTTCACCTACAGTAGATGCTTTGACATCTATTCCCATTAAAGCAGACGGAGGAAGTTCCGCAATTACTTCTCCTCTAGAACTTCTAAATCGTTTTGGACGTTTAATGGATTCAGCTAATGTAGATACAGCAGACCGTTGGTTTGTTGCTGACCCAGTATTCTACGAAATTCTAATGGACGAATCTTCAAAGTTTGTAGACCGTGACTTTGGTGGTGGATCTGAAATTAGGAATGGTCGAGTAGGAGAAGGGTTGATTAGAGGATTTAAAACCTATAAGTCCAATAACTTGCCTTTTAGAGGAACTGGCCCAGCAACTGCTTCAGCAGGTTCTCAGACCAACTTTGGAGTAGTGGTAGCAGGTCATATGTCTGCAGTAAGTACAGCACAACAACTAGCTAAGACAGAAAGTTATCGGTCACATGATACTTTCTCAGATACAGTTAGGGGTATGCAGCTATACGGACGTAAAATACTACGCCCAGAAGCTATTTTTACTGCTCACTATAATCTGTCCTCTTAATGTAAATGTGCTGGAATGTCTTTTTCTGGTAGGGCATTTCAGTACTTGCCCCGTCCTAGTCTACTCCCTCTAGATCTGGACGGGCTTCACTACTGCCAGTCAAACTAAACTGAATTACAATTTAAAGCATAAGAGCAATGTCTGGATCTACTTTTTTACATCTTACAAATCAAGTACTTAGAAGATTAAATGAGGTAGAAATTGCAGAAGCTGCTTTTACTACAGTCTTAGGTGTACAGGCTTTAGCCAAAGACTCTGTACAAAATTCTATTAGGCAAATTAATCAAGCAGAATTTGAATGGCCTTTTAACGCTACAAATGCAGATCAAGTTCTAACTATAGGTCAAGAAGAATACTCTTGGCCTACAAATCTAAAAGTTGCAGACTGGAACAGTTTTCAGATAAAGAAAGACAGTACGTTAGGATCTTCTTTTGTTACTTTAAGATATATGGAAAGGGATGAGTACTACAACAGACACAGAGATATAGACTCTTCTTCAGAAACTACTGGAGTAAGTATTCCTCAATTTGTTTTTCCTAAACACGGTACAGGTTTTGGTGTAACTCCTTCCCCCGATAAAGCCTACACAGTAAACTTTAGGTACTTCCTAATCTCTGATGATTTAGTAAATGACACAGCTAATGGTGCTACTGCTGAGACAAGAATACCTTCTCAATATGATCCTACAATTGTAGAAGGTGCTCTTTACTATATGTATATGTTTAGGGACAATAACGAAGCAGCAGGACTAGCTTTGAGTGTCTTTCAGCAGGGGATAAAAAACATCCAAAGTATCTTGATAAATAAGTATGATCATATTACAGACACTAGAGTTTTAGCTGCAAAAAGAATTTCAGCATCCAGTTATATTTGATGATTAGTACTAATGCCTGACCAAATACAGTCATACAAAGTAATTTGTAACGGAGGATTAAACTCCAATGAAAATCATCTGGATTTATCTGATAATAACCCAGGTGCTGCAACTAGGTTAGTAAACTACGAAGTAAGTCTTTTTGGTGGGTACAGAAGAATAGAAGGATTTACTGAGTATAATGCTGGCACTAGTGCATCGACCAATTATTCAGAAGTAAAAGGAGCAACAACAACAGCAAGAGGGCCAGTACTCTGTACAGCTTTATACGATGATCCTACTTTAGGAAATATTATTATTGCTGCCAGAAAAGATCCTACAACAGACACATATAGTTTTTATAGATCTGTAGTTAATAACCATTGGGTCAAATATTCTTTAACTACTACAAGAAGTGGTGCAGGTCATGACGTAAATGCTTCCTCTGTTACTCCTCTGACCAGACTAACTACAGACGGAACTACTACAGTAAATAAAGTAAGATTTACTAAATTTAATTTTGGAGACGGTAATAGAATAGTTTTTGTAGACGGAGTTAACCCAGCAATAATTTTTAACGGTACAAGTTGGGAAATAGTACTAAAAAATAATAGTGGAGGTACTAATAGTCCAGGTGGGCCTAATTGTTTAGATAAACCTGCTTTAGTAGATAATTTTGAAAATCATTTATTTTTGTCTGGTGACACTTCAAATTCGGCAGTAGTAGCGTATTCTGCTGCTAGTGATCCACTTCAATTTGATACATCACCTGGAGCAGGACAAGTAGTAGTAGGTTTTGATGTAGTTCAATTTAAACCGTTCCGTACAAATCTATTTATTTTTGGTGATAATGCCATTAAAAAAGCCACACCAGATGTTACTGCAGGGTTTGTAATTGATAATGTAACTGCTAATGTAGGATGTGTAGCCAGAGACAGTGTAGTAGAAATTGGAGGAGATTTAATATTTCTTTCTCCAGACGGATTTAGACCTGTAGCTGGAACAAGTAGAATTGGTGACGTTGAAATAGAAACAATATCCAAAAATATTCAACAGGTCTTAGGAGATTTATCGGTTACATTTGACTTAACTACTCTGAATGCAGTAGTCATCAGATCTAAATCTCAAGTAAGATTTTTTATTGGGAATGACACTACTACTGTACCTTCTTCTTTTGGAGTTATTGGCGGATTAAGATCTGCAGATCAGAAACTAGGTTGGGAGTTTGGTACTTTGCTAGGCATAAGAGCCTCATGTTGTGACTCTGCGTACATCAAAACTACTACTGCAAGTAGTCTAAATATTACTCAAGAATTAGTGATACATGGAGATTATGACGGTAAAGTTTATCAACAAGAGTCAGGTAAAACATTTAATGGCGAAGATATCTTATCTGTATATTCTACTCCTTATTTTGACTTAGGAGATACAGAGACTAGAAAAGTTTTTAGAAAAGTAAATGCTTTTGTCAGAGCAGAAGGCCCATTGACAATGCAAATGGGACTTACTTATGACTGGGATGATCCTAGAGTTACAAATCCAGCAGCATATTCTCAAGACTCTGCTGGTGCTCCAGTAAAATACGGAGCATTAGGTGTGGATTACGGAGTAACAAATGTTGTTTATGGTGGTACAGATAAACCAATTATTACTACTTCCATACAAGGAAGTGGCTATGCTGTACAGCTTACTTTTGTTACGCTAGGTGCATTTGATCCTTATTCCATACAAGGAATGGTGTTTGAATTTTCTGTAGCAGGAAGAAGATAATGAAAATAATGAATACAAAAATAAAAGGTAAGTAAAAATGGCTGGATATATAAGAAAGTCTGCCGCAACGATTATTCCTGGTGCTAATATTACTTCTAGTCCCTTGAATAGTGAGTTTAATCAATTAGCACTAGCATTTCAAAAATCTACAGGGCATAGCCATAATGGGAATACAACAGGAGAAGGCCCACTTATAAATTTAACTACTTCTATTTCTGGTTTTCTTCCTTCATCAAATGGGGGAGTGTCAGGACTAAACAACACTACAGCTACTGGTAATCCTCAACCAGCAAACTCTGCAAATCAAGGCTACAATGTAGGTTCTATTTGGATAAATGTAACTACAAATAAATACTTTATTTGTGTAGATGCTTCTGTTAATTCGTCAAACAATACTGGAGTAGCAACTTGGCAAGAAGTATTATCCGTATCAAATAATGGAACACAGCTTCTCCCTTCTGCAGATGATACGGTAGACATAGGATCTTCTACTCTAGAGTTTAAAGATCTTCATTTAGACGGTACAGCCAACGTAGATATTCTGGCAGTAGATGCAACTTCTTCTTTTACTGGAGAAATGACTACTGCTGCTATAAAGCAGACTTCTGGAACTGCTGAATTATCAAACGTAGATATTGGTGCTGGAAATATAGACGGAACGATAATAGGAGCAGCAGTAGCAGCAGCAATTACAGCTACTGATATACATGCTACAAATATTACTGCGACTAGTTCTTTCGTAGGAGATTTAACCGGATCTGTAAATGCTTCTGGGGTAGGTGAAACTTTGTCAGGCCCATTAACTGGGGACGTTTCTGGTAATATTTCTACTGCTACTGGAACTTCTACATTTAACAATGTCACCATTACTGGTATTTTGGACATGACCAGTGATGCTAACACTGGCAAAACAATTACAAATCTTACTGCTCCTCAAAACCCCAATGATGCTGCCACTAGAAAATATGTAGATGATGCAGTTGCAACTCTAGTAGCCCTTGCGCCACCAGCATTAGATACTTTAAAGGAGTTAGCTACTTCTATAAATGATGATCCTACTTTCTCTGTCTCAGTTAATAATCTTTTAGATGCTAAACTTCCTTTTTCTGGTGGTACTTTAACAGGAGCATTGACTTTACCAGCAGCTACAATAAGTGGGGGATCTACTGTAGCTTTTCCTAGTTCTACTTTACATGCCACCACAAAAATTTATGTAGATACAAATTTTCTAAGTAAGACCAGCGCAAATGCTCAGACTATGGCATCAGCTATAGACATGGGTACACATAAAATTACTTCTTCTGCTGCTCCTTCTACAGGAAATGATCTAACCAATAGAACATATGTAGACGGGCAGGTTGCTACTGCAGCAAATGCTACTGCCTCTGCTGCTGCTGCTGCTGCTTCAGAACAAGCTGCTTCTACTTCTGAAAATAATGCTGCAGCTTCTGCTCTTGCTGCTTCTACTTCTGAAAATAATGCTGCAGCTTCTGCTCTTGCTGTTTCAACTGCCCTTATTAATACTCAAGCAGAAGCTGCTTCAGCAGTAGCGGCTAAAACTGCTGCAGAAACTGCAAAAACTGCTGCAGAAACTGCATTAGACAGTTTCGATGACAGATACTTAGGAAGTAAGTCTTCTGCTCCTTCAGTAGACAATGACGGTAGTACTCTGCTAGACGGTGCTTTGTATTGGGATACTACTCTAAATTCTCTGAGAGTATATGACTTAGGAAATACTGCTTGGAATACAATTGCCAATGCTGCAAATGTAGCAGCAGTAGCTACTAATATTACTAACGTAAATACTTTTGCTACTAGATATAGAATACAGAGTGGCGAACCTACTTCTTCTTTAGATGCAGGAGACTTAGTTTTTGATACTGCAGTCAGTAAGTTAAAAGTCTATAATGGGTCTTCTTGGGAACAAGGAGCAACAGGACTAACTAATATTCTAGATAAAACAAATAATTTAAGTGACTTAACTAATGCTGCCACAGCTAGAACTAATTTAGGAACTACAGATGAAGCAGTATCATTTGCAATTGCTTTAGGATAATTTATGGCTAATGTATTTAAAAATGCAGTAAAAGTTTCAGTAGGTACGACAGGAGAGGATGTATACACTGCTGGAAGTGGAGTAACTGCTACTGTCATTGGTGCTACAGTAGCTAACAGGCATAGTTCTTCTATTACAATAGATGCAACTATTACAGATTCTAGTGCTTCTGCTACTCCCTTTATAGTCAAAGCAGCACCTATAGGCACAGGATCTTCTCTTGTACTAATTGGAGGAGATCAGAAAGTAGTGCTAGAAACTGGAGATAAAATAACTATTACCTCAAATACAGCATCTTCAGCAGATGTAATTGTATCAGTATTGGAGTCTACATAATGGCTTATATAGGAAAAACCCCAGCAGCTTCACCTTTAACTTCAGCAGATATTGCAGACGGTATTATTGTAGAAGTAGATCTAGCTGATGATGCAGTAACTGCTGATAAGTTAGCTTCAAATGCAGTAGTAAATGCTAGTGTATCTTCTGGAGCAGCTATACATGATGAAAAAATAGCACCTCCACTGTACTCTAGTTATAGTTTATTACCTACAGCAAGTGCTAATCATGGTAGATTTGCTCATGTTCATGCAGACGAAACAGACGTTGTTGGAGGAGTAAGTGATTTCAATGCTTATTTTGCTCATGGAACTAGTTGGGTAAGATTAGCAAAAGAAGCTGACGTTCAGCCATTAGATGCAGGACTAACTTCTATTAGTGGGTTAACTACTGCAGCAAATAAAATGATTTATGCTACTGATTTAGATACTTATGCAGTTGCTGATTTGACTGCAGTAGGAAGAGCATTGCTAGCTGATGCTACTGCTTCAGACCAACGTACTACACTTGGGTTAGCTATTGGAACAGACGTTCAAGCCTATAATGCTGATCTTGCTGACTTAACTGCAGATCAGACATTTACTGCAGCAAATAGAGGTACGGTTACAGCAAATTCAACTACAAATGGTGGTTCTTTTGACTTGGCAGTAACTAATAATTTTAAATGTACTCCAACTGCTCATATTACTTCGTCAGGATTTACATTTACGAATGTATCCGCAGCAGCAGGTCAGTCAGGCAATATAATTTTTGTAAATGGCAGTAATTACACTGTTTCAGTAAATACAAGTGTTGTAAAAATAAAGTCTGGAGATGCTACAACAATATCAGCAACAGGTACTTATTGGCTTAGTTATATTTGTGACGGTACTCTTGTATATGTTGTTGTTAGTGGGAAGTTAGAATAATGAGCATTATACAAGGAACAGTACATAGCAGCAGTGGCCCGTGGTCTGGGTTTGATAGCAACGAAATTCTCACTTTAAACGGTACTAGTAATTTTTTATCGCGGACTGTAACTACTGCTGGATCTACGCAAAAAATGACGTTTAGTGCTTGGGTTAAATTCGTCACTATTTCTGCTACTGGTGATCATACATTATTCGGCCAAGGGGACGGTACTGATGACACTATGCTAGTGCGTCAGGGTGCAGGGACATGGTGGTTGATTGAAAGAAACACTTATACCTACTACAAAAGATCAACTGCTGGGCCAGTCGCAGGCACTTTGTATCATATAGTTATGTCAATTGATTATACGCAAACGCTTGATACTAATCGTGTTAAAATATTTGTTGACAACGTAAATATAACGGGTCCAACTGGCACAGGAAACACTTATCCCCCGGCGAATCACACATTTTACGCATTAAATAAAACAGATTCCGGCATTAACACATTTGTTATTGGCAGAAATCCTTATGGCAGTTCCGGTTATTGCCATGTCGAATTAAGTGATGTCCATTATATTGACGGTTTTGTATATAGTCCGAGTGATTTTGCGCAAACCGTTGATTCTGTGTATCAGCCAAAAACGGATTTTTCTGGGATTACTAATTATGGAACTAATGGCTTCTATTTAAAATTTACGAACTCTTCTAATATCGGTGACGATTCTGCTGGTAGTAACGATTTAACATTAACCTAGAGTGAAAATATGTGGCAATACAATGGTGTTACGATACTAGCAGGCAGAAGTTGGACAGATGATAATGGAGTAATGCATCCTAGTGTTTGGACTAGGTGGACAGACGAGTTTAAGCGTGACATGGGACTTACTTGGCAAGAGCAAGTAGTTCCAGAATCTTATGATAACAGGTTCTACTGGTCAGCTAATAACGCTAGAAATTTAGAGGATGTTAAAGTAGTAGATGAAGAAGGTAACGCTGTTTTAGACGTTGAAGGTAATCCGCAGATTCAACAGGGATTAAAGACCAAACATATTGCAAAAGCCAAAGCTACTTGTAGTTCTAAATTAACTCCAACAGACTGGATGATTATCCGTAATCAGGAAAATAATAAAGCAGTACCACAAGAGACTTTAGACTATAGAGCATCTGTTAGAGCAGCATGTAACTCAATAGAAACTGCTATTAAAGGCACTACTACTCTAGAAGAGTTTAAGGCTCTATTCGACGCAAAGTATGACGAAGAGAATCGTAATTTAGTTGGAAGGGCTATTATTAATCGTTGGCCGGAGTCTTGATATGATTGATGCAGGGTTTGTCGAAATGGCCCAACAACTTGGGACATCAACGTTAGTTCTCGGTTGCGCCTTTTGGTACATCCGCTTTCTAAACCAGACATTTGATCGAAAAGAGCAAGAACACCAGCTTGAGCGGGAGAAACTACGGTTGGAGGCATCTGAAGAACGTAAGAGATTTGACGAAAAAGACACTGCTAGCGACATCAGAGTCTTGGAGCTCCAGAAGTCGAGCTATCAAAGCCTGATGGGTATTATGGAAAATACAACTAAAGTTTTGCAGGATCTTCACACCAGCATCAATGAGCTTAAAATCATCATGCAGCAAGAAACAAAGAACAGCAAATGAAGGATACAATCAATTTCAGTGCAACTGAGTTTATATGCAAATGTGGCTGTGGGGGAAACCTGATGAGCGATAAATTTATTGATAAGCTGCAGTGCATTCGCAGTGAATATCAGAAGCCAATCAAAATAAATTCGGGCTATCGGTGCCCTGATCACAACGAAAAAGTGAGTGGGACTAAAAGCCGAACAGGGCCTCATACGACAGGCAGGGCTGCTGATCTGTCATGCCGTGGTGGGGACATGCACCTACTGCTCAAATTGGCCCTGAAATACGGGATGCTTGGCATAGGGGTGGCTGGAGGGCGTTTCCTCCACATTGATGATTTGGAAGCTGAGGACAGTGATCGTTATCGGCCAACTGTTTGGACTTATTAACACATGGGGGCTGGGTTCTCTTGGCGTAAGCCAAAGGCAGAGGGGTCTGCCTGCAGCGAGCCCAAAAGCCCTCACCAATTTAACTAGGAGCTGTTATGTACGGTATGAAGAAAAAGCCAATGTCGAAAAAGCCGGTTGCCAAGAAAAAAAAAGTGGTGAAAAAGAAGAAGGGGTACTGATGGCTGCTGGAGCTAAACACTACTTTCGGACAGGCAAAGCCTATAACGGACCTACGCATAAGATGAAAGATGGGGCTTTACATACTGGTGCAACGCACACGGCAAGTAGTAAGCCGCTTTTTCACATGAAGGATCTGTCAGCTACAGCCAAAAAAAAGGCCAAGGAGCAGTAGTGAGGTATGGCCGCACAGCAAAGCGTATTCAAACGATGTGGTCCCCAGAGTACGGCTGGTGTCGCTGGGACCCTCATTTGGAGGACTACATCCCTGAGCCCAGCCTCAACAAAAAACCTTTGCAAAAAGCGGTAGAAAATGAGCGAAAACAAGCCCAACAATCCGAGTCTCTGGGCCAAAGCCCAAGCGGAAGCAAAACGGAAGTACAAAGTGGTACCAAGCGCATACTCAAACAGCTACGCAAGTAAGAGATACAAGGAAATGGGCGGCACTTGGTCGAAAAAGCCCAAGAAAAAGAAAGGCAAGTAATGGCAAAAGGAGGGTTAGACAGTTGGCATAAACAGAAATGGGTAGACATCTCTCGTAAAAAGAAAGATGGCTCTCACCCGCCATGTGGTCGCAAGAAAGCATCTACCAGCTCTAAAGGATACCCGAAATGTGTCCCAAGTTCTAAAGCTTCTAAAATGAGTGATTCTGAAAAGCAATCGGCAGTACGCCGTAAACGCTCAAAAGCTCAAGCAATTGGTGGAAAACCAACAAATGTAGCCACAAAAAAAGGGGCTCATGCCAAAAGAAAAAAGTAAATCCAGCAAGATGACTCGGGGCGGAATTACTTTCAAGAAATACAATTCGCCGGTTCGGACTTCAGGAGGCAAAAAGGAATATGCCGTTCTTGCTAAGTCAGGCGATCAAGTGCGTTTAGTACGATTTGGAGACCCAAATTTACCAGTGCGCAAAAACAATGCAAAGGCTAAGAAGAGCTATTGTGCTAGGAGCAAACCCTTGGGAAATAATAAGTTAAGTGCAAATTTCTGGAGCCGGAAGCGGTGGGAGTGCTAAATGGCTAAAAGCATCATTGTCGATTTTCGCGGGGGCCTGAACAACAAGATTAGCGGCCATACGATTGGCGAAACGCAAGGCCAAGATATGAGCAATGTTGATTTGGCATTAGTGAGGCTGGAAGGCCGTGAACAGCTCAATACTGCTGAAAAAGCTGGCGGTAGTTATTTTTATGAGCCCGGGAACTTAAGCGATATTCTCTTTGCTGGGCGTTGGGTAAGTATCTATTCTCAAGATGACACGGGTGTCCCTTCAACCACGCCTTACTATGCAAACTCAACGGATTTTTCCTTATGGAACAAAGACTTATATGTGACGTTTGGAGTTGGGCATAGCGATGGGCAACTCAGGGTTTTTCGAGATGGTGCCCAGCAAGCGGAGACAATTAATTTCAACTCGCCAGGAACTTCAACTTTTAGTGCCACTAATGCAACTGCAACTTCTGAAAACCTTGCCACTTCAGAAATTCTTGTCAGCCAAGTCACCGGCTCGACAGGGACTTCAGCACAGACCGTTACGGTAACGACTAGCAACGCTAGTGAATTTGATCCAGTTTATCAACAAGGCTCTACAGACACAGCTAGAGGAAGAGTCGCTTGGACTAAAAATAATATTACCTACTTTCAGCACCCAGACAACGGTAAAATTCAAAATGCAACTGGCAGTACAACGCAGACTTTTTCGGTATTGTCTACTACCGCTTTTCAATTCACTCCCCCGTATACTACTACAGGCCAAGTAGATACCGCTAGAAATAAGATTGAGTGGTACCATGATGGGGACACTTTTTATCAAGAGGCAGGGCAGGTGGCTATTCAAGAACCAACGGGCGGGTCTGCTGGCTCCACGGTCACATTAAGCTCTTCATCGGTCAGCCAATTTACCCCTGTGTATGCCCCAGGGACAAATTTCTCAGACTCCCGCTCTGGGATGGATAACTACACTTTTAATACCTATACGCGCAATGGGGCCACTTATTATTATGCTCCAACCACATATACTGGGTCAGCTCTCCAAGATGGTGCTGGAAATTCAATTGCTTACAATAATTTCTACACACGGCTCGGGACAGGGACAAGTGGGGGTACAACAGAAACACCCCCTTCAAGTGCGACAACAGGCATAGGATACGATTACAAATGGATATTCCTGAAAAAATTAGTTATGCAAACTGGTGGGATATCCAGCGGATTTTACTGGAAAACAGAAGAGACAAGTAGTGGCACGGGCGCCTACGGCAGCCTCACACTTTATTTTAACTCTACGCTTCTTCGGTCGTTCACGGGGCTCACGACTTCCTCGTCTGAACTTGGTGCGTCTGTCGCAGCCGGAACCCAAGCCAAAAATTCTACGTCCTGTTATATGAACAGTAGTACAACTGGATATAATAACTCAGCCTATGCAGGTTACTTTTTTGTAAGAGCCGGTCTTATTTCACAATCAACAAGCGCTGGGGTGACTACAAAAATCTACGGATATTACTATTATGATACATCAGACCTTTGGTGGGTTCGTGTTTGGTGGAATAGTGTGGTTGTTTTCGCCGCAGATGTCACAAACCCTGCGGTAGCAAATTATTTCTACAATAATTCAAGTAGCCGCCCTACGCAGGTTTCTGACGGAACGTACAGTTACAATATTGGTAGCTTTGGTCTTACGACATACGATCAAAGCAATTTTGCTACTGGAGACGTAGCAACAGTTCATTATTATAATTTAACTAACAGAACTACAGCCAGCACAAATACAAACTACACCTATAGCCTTCATACGGACAGTTTCACAACCAATGCCACTTACACATATAGTAATCTCACAGATACGATCACAAATTACACATATAGTGACCGTACAGATTTAATCCCAGCAGTAGCTTCTATCCCCACCACACCGGCTTTTACCTACGATGACGCCCGTCGCAAGCTCTACAAAGTCTATGCGTCTGACAGCGATGTCGGTTCAGAAGATGAGGACACGGCAAGAGGCTACAACTGGCTGGCAGCAAACCGTGCATTTACCCTGACGGGGCATGGTTATTTTTTGCGCAGTGTGCGCCAAAGCAACTACCTCCCTCAACTCAGTGCAGATTATACGCAAGTAACCACTCAAGAACCCCTTGTTCTAAGCAATTCGCTGAATTTGCTCAACAGCCCCCAACGCTTAAACTTCACGATTGCTCTGCCGGATCTTCACACCTCCATAAATTCGACAACGCCCTTGGTAGCTTACAAACTGGAGAGGCGTGACAACACGGCTACAGTTGATCTTGGCTACATTGCTCCAGAAAGTGTCTTTGCCGGTTCAACTTATCAAAATAGACCGGCAGTAACTTTTGCCTATGATGCGAGCAATACTGGCGCTACCAGCAAACAAGTCAGCTTTTCTAACTTGGAAACAGGTGAAGCGTATCGGCTCAAATTCTACGCTTACCAAGACACTTTTGTGACTGTTGGTAGCAATTCGCCCGCCAAGGCCAACACCGTCGGGATCACGTTTGCTGGCAATGCTGCCCCAACTATTACGCTGGTTGCACAAACCGGATCAACGCCTAATCCTGGGGCAAATAAGCGATTTTTAGCTGCAGACTTTTGGTTGGAGAAAAAAGTAATTACTGGCACAAACACTAGCTCTGAAGTGGATGATACTTATGCTGTTGTGCGGTGTTTTGATGTGTTTGATCGCAACGGCAATGGAGTAAATTCAGGTGCGATCACAGGGACCAGCGACTTTCTAGACATTTTTGCAACAGGATTAACCACTGGGGGGTTAACTAGCGGGGCAACTCAGACAGCAGCTCCAACGTATTTGCGGTTTTTAAAAGAGAGCAACAACTTCTTTTTTGCAGTCGGGACCGAATCCACGCCAGCCGCTAGATATGGGGGTTTAAATGTAAACAAGTCTGACTCTTTCCTTTTTGTCAGCGAGTACAACAACCCTCGTAACTGGCCGCTGGCTGGATACGTTGAGTTTGAAAGCAGTATTACTGGTTTGCACAGCTACCCAGGTGAGTTAATTGTCTGGACAGGCTCAGGGGTTTTTAGAGTCACAGGTAGCCGCCACGATCAAATGCGCAAATCAAAATTGGCTTCAACAGAGGGATTACCCAAAAACCAAGAACGGACCATCGCTCAGGTCGGGCAGTATTTAGTCTGGGTTTCACAAACAGGGATTTGTGCCTATAACGGAGAATCTGTAGTCAATATCACGCGAGGCCGGTTAGCTACACTAGGTCTGGCTACTGGGTCACAGCTCCATGCTGCGCAATTTGAAGATGTTTACTATGTCGTGGATGGGACAGAAACAGGCTTTGCCGTCGATTTTTCGCTACAAGGGTTCCCAATCAGCCGCATAGATTTAAAAGAGGGCAGCAGCACAACTCCTGCAAATAATTCAGGCCAAACGCTCCCTCCTGTTTTGTATTACCGCTCATCTGTAAATCAGCTTTTTTCCCGCAGAGGTGTGATTCGAGGTGGGAGTAGCCGTCTTGGGTTTAATTATAAATCCAGAGAGTTTGACGGCGGGGCATTTGGCAGTCTGAAGCTAGTGCGCAATGTGACCATCAATGGTACGGGTAGTGGGACGGTACAAGTCTTTCTAGATGGGAAGGCTGTTTTCTTTGATACAGCCGATCCCGCAGTAGCAACTCCGGTTACAGTCACGATTGAGAGCGGTACGCGCTCTGAGCCAGCGAGAGTGCATCTCCCCACAACGAACACGGCCAATACGCTTTACGGGCTGCCTGTGGCAGACACTTGGAGTGTGGAAATCAACTGGTCAACAGGCAAGGTTGATTGGATTGATACCGAATATGAAGTGATAACGAGCTAATATGGCACAACAAAAAAACAGCAATTACGAACAATATTTTTTGGTAGAAGATCCAAAAATCCGTGAGTCATTTCGGCAGACTTATGACAACACAGCGAATCTACAAGCACAGGTTGACAAGATTGTGGAGATCATCACAAGTAGCAGTAACGCCGATCTTGCAGCGATTAAGACTGCGTTGACAAACGAATTCTCATGAATCGGGTTTTATTCACCGCTTTGAGAGTTGAGTATGTGGGGGCACCGACAATCACTGTGAGTGTTGATGGCTTAAATATCATGACAGCGGTGAACCTTCCAAACCATAATAGTTTTCGGGGGCGGCGCCTGACTCTGCCAGTGGCTACCTCTGGCTATATCGGCCATCTCTCAAGCTCATCTACTTCACTGCTTAATTATGTATTTGAAACCGTGCCGGTGGAGAGCTTCCTAGAGCAGCAGCTTTTCCACTACTACGAGATTGGTTTCCGAGGAGCTGGTACTTTACGCCCTCAAGTTTATGTAGATGGAAACGCTAAAGATACACTGTATACCGTCGCAACAAAAAAAGAGGCTTCCACCACTGAAGTGACGGAAACCCTTCGGCTTTATTTTGACCCAATTAGCTATGGGTTTGTACCCCACATTCACAATACAGCCGATTCTGCTGCGGATGCGGAAATCCTTTGGGCTATTCCAAGAGCCTTGCCTCCCAGATTTTATAGAGGGATCAGGACTCATGCTGAGTTTCAGATCACCTATCGGGGCTCTGTCGAGCTCCAATGGTATCTGGACGGGGTTGCCATCGACAAAGTCTACAATCTGACCTCAACAGCAACCAAGACAGAGAAACTATACTTCCCGAGCGGGACCGTAGGCTTTGTCCTGCAATATCGGGTACTCAATCCAACAGCAGGTAAAGTTTTTGTTGTTGAAACGGATAGGACCCTAAGCGATTTGGAACAACGAACCATGTCACAACAAACCGAGGAAACGAGATGAATGCTTACAGCTCAGGGATGAAAAGCGTGCTTAAGCAAGCTGAACAAATGGGGCGAGGGGGAGACACCATCCTTGCGCACATCAATCCTGAAGAAGCCCAAATGCTCAAACGCCTAGGCGGCTCTGGTGGTCGGAACCCAATGACAGGGCTACGGGAGTACAATGATGACCCAGAGAAAAGCCTTGGGGACATCATTGTAAACAGTCAGACCACAGAGGAGGATGAAGAGGAAGAAAAAGGAGTTCTTCAACAAATTTCAGAGTTCATTACTCAAGGGACGCCAATTAACCTTGGTGGTGGTGGGGTAGATCCAAAAACAGGCGAAACCCTTAATAATTCCACAACCACCACCAGTGATAGTGGTGGGGTAACAGAAGCGGAAGCGGAAGAGTTTGTCACTCAGGTCGTGGAAGCTGAAGACCCGCTAGAGGCTTTTAACGAATGGATGAACTCAACCTTTGAGGATAGCCAGATTCGGCTTTCGCCAAAAACGATAGCCCAGATTCAGTATATGTCGCAGATGCTGCTGGGCAAGGCTGAATACAGCCAGCTTTCAAAAGAAGAAATTGACCAAGCGTATAGCGACACCTTTGTTTTTGATGAAGACCGAGGCGTATACGTTTATCAGCCAAGTGGTGGTGGGGAAGAAACCATTTTAATGGACAACGGCCAAGGACAAATGGTTTATGCCAACTTCAATGAGACAACAGGATCTTTTGAGCCAACGGAAACGCCGTACAACGTGCTGTCTGGCTATGATGGCACTGGCATACTCAGCAAGGAATACGCAAAGAATGCTGGGATCCGTGATGGCATAATGAATCATCTTTTTGGTACCCCAACAGGTGATAATGGGGCAAGAGAGGGCGGCGTGTTTAGCAAGCTCTCTAGTGCAGCTGATGGCAGCATCAAGGTTAAAACAGGCGAAAGCATTTATGGGGCAGATGGGGAAACCCTAGCAGAAGGTTATGAGCTGGTGCCTGGGCAAAAACCAATTGACCCTGTGACTCCAGAGGGGTTGCCTCAACTTCAAGAGTTGTTTCCTGACGCTCAGATTAACAATCCGATTGCTGGGCAGTTAGATATGAACAACCTGCCAGCAGGGTTTACTGTTAGTGACACACCCCCTACGGAAGAACAATCCCCTGCTAAAACGACAGATTTAGGTGTAGAAATCCCTTCTCTTAGAACAAGCTATAACCGTGACCCCAGTTCATTTGTTAAAGAAATGGGTGGGGATGGATATGGGCAATTTGTCTATGATGCCGATGGAAATTTTGTTGGCATTACATCCAAAGGAAAAGCTGTTGGTGAAGATGAGGTAGGTATTATTACACCAGAATCTGGGTATACCGAATTTGCTCAGTTTTCTCAGGGGGCCAGCGTTGTCATTGATCAAACAACCTATACCCAGCAAGGCGATGGGACCTTTCAGGATTCAACAGGAAATACCCTGCAAACGGATGGATCCACAGCAACGGCAGAGAGCTACACCTTTAACGGCCAACCTATTGAAGTGGATTCTGAGGGCAATGTCATTGAGGAATCCACAGTTTATGATCGTGTAGAAAATGTGGTCAGTGAACTGCTGGATGAAGGCGGCGCAATTGATCTAGCAGAGCAGGACATTGATAACATGCGCGACATGGGGCAAGCGATTGCGGACATTGGTGATCGCTTTGGCGCCTACACCACGGATTCAGATGGCAACCCCGTCTATAATCCCCAATCCTTTGAAGCCAGATTTGCCGAATATGAAACGCAGCTGGTCGGCTCTACTCCAGGCGAAGGGGGGATTGCTCAGGATTATCAAGAAGTAATCAACCGTCTGCGGCCTTACGAATCTCTGACTCAGGATCTGGCTAGTGACTATGATGAAGTAGGCGCTCAATATCGTGAAATGTTTAATGAATCTCGTAGCCCTACGCCGTATCGTAATTATCTGGATCTCCTTTACAGTGATGCTGCTGATCAAGTGCAGCAGAGCGCACAAGGCGTTCGAGAAACCCTCAATACGCAATTTGCTCAAAGCGGGATGAGCCCGAACTCACCAGCGTATACTTCTGCTCTAATGGAGTTGGAGAACAACCGAACTAACTCGCTTCAACAAGCCAGACGGCAAGCTGCAATTGACAGCTTCAACATGGGCGCTCAGGCCATGAGCAATTCAGCCTCCTTGCTCGGTGGTGTCGAACGCAGCCTAGCAGGTCGAGGTACAGCTTATGGCATGGGAATCAATACTTTACTTTCTGAAGGCAATCTAATCAGCAACAAAGCCAACGCTTTGATGCAAGGTGTTGGGCTTTTAGGACAACAAGCAGGAGCTGCTATTCAACAAGCGGAATTATACAACACATCAGCAGGGATCAGCGCCAATGCGGCAAATAGCCAATTGGCTGCAGGGGGGCAGGCAATCAACTTTGCAAATGCTGGGGTGGGTAATGTTGGGAACTACCTAACGAATCAGCTGGCAGCCACCAATCCGTACATCACGATGAGCCCTCTGGTGACTAATTATGGGCAAAGCATTCTCAACAATATCAACACATTGACCGGCTCTTCGGCTCAAACTTCTGGAGACATTGATATTTCCAATGCGACTAACAACATCATAGCTAACGATTAAATATGGCTAGTTTCCCTAATTACGGACAATCGTTAATGAATTTTGGCAACGCTTTAGCCAATCGCAAGCAACGCCGTGAAATCAAACGGCAACAAGAGGAAGCTGCAGCAGCTCGGAGAGCAGCCTCAAACGCTAGAAGCAATCGGGGGTTGGTTGGCACTCTGGGTGGAGTGGCAGGAGCAGCTGTGGCTGGAATGGCTACGGGATACAACCCTGCAACCATGGCGATGGGCTACCAGCTTGGCAGTACCTTGGGAAGTGGTGCTAACAGTATGGTCAAACCTTACAACGAGCAAGAGTTGACAGGGATGCCCTACACGCAGCCAAGCAGTTTTGAAACGATCAACCAAGTAGCCCCTCAAGTGATGGGCGCCTATGGGGCTTTTCAAGAGCGAGAGCTGGCAAAGCAGCAAAATGACTACACCACCAACCTGAATAATCTGCTGAAAGTTGCTGAAGCAAGAGACATGGCTCCAGCGGCCACAACCAGCATGATTGACCAGTTAAATTCTTCCCATCGGACAAAGTATGAACTAGGCGATGACAATCCAAGCTACATGCTTGATTTCCAAAAGCTAGAACAGCAAGCAACGGAAGCAGTCGGCGGCAACAACCCTTTTGATTATTCAACCCAAGTTGCAAAAGTGCAAAACGCTATTACCTCTTTCATAAATGGCGGGGATGCTGAAAGCGCATTAGCTGCGTATGACAACGCTCCTCCTAGTATCAAAAGGAAATTTGCAAAGGATCGTGCGCAAATTGAAAGGGAAGCCAATGCTGCAAAAGTAGCAATTACAAGAGACAATTTTAGATTTGAGGCTGCTGTGGATACTGCAGAAAACAATGAACTGAAGCGGGACCGCGAAAATCTAAAACCCTTTCAAGACATGCTAGGTAAGGTTACCACAAAAGATGAGTATAAAAAGCTGGCGCAAAGTTTCCCAGCTTTGGTGGCAAGTGAGGATTATGAGAGACTCAGCGCAGATGCACAACTACGGTTTTCCATTGAGGTAAATCTAAAAAAGTTTGAGTTAGAAACTGCACCAAGGCTAGAACAAGCAAAGAAGGTGTTAGAAAATGCAAAATCTTTAGTTGGCACAGACAAAATGTCTGATGAACAATTTTTGGTAGCAGCTCAAAATGCTGATATGGACGAAGATTTAGCCCAAGATTTGTTGAGTGTTCTTAAGAGTGATAATCAAAATACCAATGACAAACTGTTTATTTCAAAAGTCGCTCAGATTGACAAAGAGAAAACAGACATTTTAGGGCAATCAGTTGCCCAATCACCTGAAGTTTTGCAAGGGTTGTTGGATTCCTACATAGCATTGTATGAACCGTCTAATGAAGCAGTTGAACGGGCACGGAATTCTATAAATGCTGCAATAGAACAGCTGCCCCAAAACCCACTAAAGCGTTTAAGTTTACAAGCAGCCCCAGAACCAGCCCCTAAGCAAAAGCTGGAGCCACCACCAGACACTCAAGAATATGGGTTTCTCAGTAATCTACTCAAATTTGATTTTTCTAGCCCCAGCGCTGATCAAGCTGCAGGGCAAGGAAATACAATCGAAGCTCCCGTTAGCCGTCCTCAAGGGGAACCTAATCTAAGAACCTCAATTGGGGGTAGGCAACGTACCCAAGGTGGTGGGCAAGAAAATCAATCTAATTTAGAGAATGTTCTCAGGCTTGACCAAGAAACCCTTGCTCCTATAGGGGGGGTAGGGATGAACTATAACCAAGTTTTGAGAGAAAACGGAACTCTTGTTAACCAATACAATCTCCAACAAACCTTACCTGATTTAACAAAAGATTCTGCAATAAATCAACGACTTTTAGAACGTAATCGCACCGAACAAAATACAGCCGAAAAAAATGAGGCAAAGTTGAAGAAGGCGGCGGCAACAAGAAAGGGGAAAGAAGCCCCAGCTGCAGGCTCTGCTAATGGCAATTTGGCAAATGTGCGCGGAGCCGGTTATACCAATAATGCGTTTGAGGGGCTTGTAGATAGAGTAATGAATGACCCCAAGGCATTAGGATTACTTTCAAGCAACCCCCTTTTTCAACAAATGCTTCAACAGGCGCTAAATAATAGGGGGCAATAACATGGCTCAATTTGGCAGCAACCAATTTGCCCCTTTCTATGCTAGATCTGACAGGGAAACCAATATTGATTACCTTGGCATTGACACCCCAAAGATTGCCCCACCTGGGCCGTTGCGGATGCCTGAAGAAATTCTGCAAAGTAATCAGACAAGTGATGAAAAACGGGTTGAACTGTTTGAAAACTTCTTGCGTGATGGCACAAGCGCCCAACAAGCGTTACAACTTCTTGATTTATTTGAAGCTGTTGGGGATTTAGAACCTACCAACTTGGAGTTCCCTCAACCAGAGCTGAACCTAGAATTTGATCCGGCCTCTCAGCAAATCCCTGACTATTTTCAGCAATTTTCTGCAGAAGCCCCGCCAGCCCCTAAGCAAAATCTGGAACCACCACCTGTCCCCCCTCCTGACTCTTCTTCACCTAAGTTGTTTGCTGCCCCGAACACTGGGCCATTTGCCCTAACTCCAGCAGTTATCCAACCTCAGCCTGATGCCCAACTCGAAGGCGCAAATCAGCTGCAAGCAATGGAAGCCGAGCGGATCCAGTTGGGAAAGTTGCGGAATCTAGAACAGGTCCTTCCACCAGCTGTGCGGAAAGAGGATGAAGCCTTTGTAGAGCAAGAAAACCAGAGAGCGCTTCAGGTTGCAAAGGAAGAGCTGCAGAACTTGGGCATTGGCTTAAAAAATGTTCCCACTGCAACTGCTAGTGCCTTTGGTGATTTGCTAGTTGGCGCATCCAGCCGAGCGCTTTATGGCAGTGATACATTATCTCAGCTAGGCATAGACACCAATTTAGTTTCTGACGCGCTTTTGCTGGACATTAGAGAATTAGGAGAAAGCTGGAAGCCGCAAACCTTTACCAATGAGCTGGCTGCCATTGCGAAAAAAATTGCAACCCAGCAGGAAGTGACTTCAGAGGAGCGCCAAAAGTATGATGAATTTACGGGAGATCAGCTTACTCCCTTTCAAGGCAAAAACTTTATTCTTGGCGAATTTTCCCAAACGCTTCCTAGTTCTACCCCAGCTCTTGTCCAAGGGTTGACGGTTGGAGCAATTGCGTCTTTTGCTGGGCCCTTAGCTGCCAAAAGTGGTGTAGTCACTGGCTCCTTAGATGCCGCCACCAGCCAAAATGTTGGTTCTGGGGTTGCAGAATTAAAATTACTTTTTAACGAAAATGTCCCGCTAGATCCTCGCCGTAAGGCCATTCGTGACAAATTACGGTTGCGGTATCCTGATGATGAAGCGTTGCAAACTGCAATGATGAGAGCCGAAAGCACTTTGGTTCGAGAGGTTAGTGATAACCGGATGTATCTATATAGAGTTGTGGATACAGATAAAGCGCCAGACAGCGCATTTAAAATTGATGGTAAGGATGGGAAAAGCCTTGTTTTTAATTTGGCTTCACTCGCAGATGCCGCAAGCATTTATACTATCCGAAATGCAGCAAGTCTTTCAGAGTTCATGGCTAAAAACGTAGCCTATGACGCATTTACAGAAGGGATTACTGGATTCTTTGACTACAAGGCAGTCAGAGACGGGATGCAGGTTGCTCTAAAGGAAGTGCTAGGTGATGACATTACTAATGAAGAAGCTCACCTTTGGGATGATATGGAAGCCATTAAGTCGGCAGCAATGGAAGCTGCTGCTGGCGGAACTATCTCTGGGTTTGTTACATCGGGCCAGTACATGCTGGAAGGCCCCGATGGGATGCAGCAGCAGTTTGAAACGGTTAGGCAACGGCGTTTGGGCCAAAAGATTGCCAATTCTGCAGAGGCAGTCGCAGCAAAAGAGCAAAGCCTGAGAGCATGGTATGACAAATATAAAATGCCAAATCAATCAGATGAGGGGGCGTTTGGGGAAGGCCAGCCCAACTTGTTGGATACTTTATTTGGGGATGCGGTAAGGCAAGAGGAGCTGCAAGGGGCTGAAGGGATGCTGAGTGGGCAAGCAGAAGGGCCTACTCCTGAGCCCAATTTGTTGGATCCAAATTTTGACATTGAATCTGGGGTAACCCAGACCGAGGAAGGCGGCATCTTCGCAGGGGAACAGGTTGAAACCAGACAAGATAGTGTTCCATCTGGCTCACTAGAAGCCGAACCTATTTCAAAAGGGCAACAAGAAACTTTTAATGAGCTGACTAACCGAAATGCTCAAGAGATTGTTGCTACCCCCCAAGTTTTGCAGTTTGCAATTAAGCTTCTGGCAAAAAGCAATAAGTCGTTGAGAGATCGGGTCCAAGCTGGGAAGGTCAAGGTGGTTGGAACTGTGGAAGAAGCACAAGCGCTATTCCCAAAGGCTCAGATCAATTCTCAGGCGGAAGGCTATTTTGACAAGGGCACTCAGACAATCACTTTTATTGCAGAAAACATTGCTTCAGGATCCCTAGAACCCCGCCCAGATTTTGTCTCAGGATTAAACATCACGGGTTTTCTAAGCCAAGGTAAAGAGTTTAAGCTCTCCCCTGTTGAACGGATGGCGATTAGAGCTGTTGAAGTCATTGAGCATGAGTATGTAGGTCATCAAGGACTGCGCGACATCATGAGTGATGAGGATCGGGATTCCTTGCTTCAAAGGATGTATATCACTTTTGGGGAAGAGATTGACGCCTTCCGCCAGGAACGCTACCCCAATGCCAATGACCTGACGGCAACAGAGGAATGGATTGTCAACAAGTATGCGGAAAAAGGGCAGCTCAAGGCACAGTGGCAGGCGGGTCTTCGGCAGAAGCTGGCAGAGAGTCGAGGCAACATTGCTAAGGCATCTGAAATTGAGCTGAGAAGTTTATTTGCTGAAATCGTTAAACAGCAAACAGACGGTGGAAAGAAACGTCAGCCACCACGGGCCACCAAACAGAAACCACCCGAAACAACTCCTCCACCAGAGGCTCCAGCTCAAGAGGCTCCAGCTCAAGAGGGCGATCAGATTGGCAGTGAAGAGTCTGCGACAGTTGCGACAGTTGCGACACCTGCGACACTTGGCGATCAAATAGGCGCAGATGTAGCGCCGCAAACGCCGTTGCAGGAAGAAGCCAGCCGCCTCTTTGGCAGGGCAGAGCCAGAGGTAACAACGGAGCCAACAGAAGACCTGACTATCCCCCCACTGACCAGCCAAGAAACAGTTTTGCCAGAGCGCCCACAGCCAGCTCCGAGAGGTGGGTCACTACCTTTAGAGGATGTGGATATTGAGGAAACTTCAGATGGCAATGCAATCCTCACAGAACAAGTTGAGCCTGCAGCTCCAACTTATCAAAGCGGCGAGATGATAGGCTTGGATGATGTTGCTGAAAAAAGTGGGATGGCTGGGGTAATCCTCGAAACTAATGAGGATGGTTCTGTAGACATGCTCATGACCGAAACGGGCAGAGTTGAGCGGAATGTGCCAACAGACAACCTTAAACTGCTGGTTGCCAATGATGACCGACTTGACCCACCAGAAGCCCCTGACCTCAAAACCTTGCCGAATGCCATTGAAGAGGAAGTGGCTTCAAAACCAGCCCCTGGTCCTGTTGTGGAAGAGGCAACGCTACCAGAGGTTGCGCCTCCAGAAATTATTAATTTACCAGAATCAGCGTGGAAGACTTTCAGAAAATACCTACAACTAAAACGCGATGGTAAAGAAGATTCTGATGGTGCAAGGCTGTTTAGAAGTGTGGTTGAAAAGAAATTGCCAGAAGGCCGAACTTTTGAGGAGTTGGTAGAGCAGGAAGAAGCCCTAGAAATGCCTGAAGCTGTTGCACCAGAAGTGCCGGAATCCGATACCAGTCTAGCTCAAGAGGCCCCAGTTCTGGCAGAGCCTCCTGCTGTTGAGCCAGTAAAAGCTGCAGCTCCAACGGCAAGGGCTACGAAGGAGATGCTACGAGTTGAGCAGGAGGAGGCAATTAAGCCTTGGTTTGCCAGTTTGCCAGATGCTACGAGAGAGCTGGTTGGGGCAGCAATAAAGACTCCAGCAGGCAAAGTCAGCACAGCGGGTAAGCGAATTGCCAAAGGTAAAAAGTTTGAGGATCTTAGCACTAGAGATCAAAGCCGTCTGCTGAAAGAAGTCTTTGAGAATGATGACTTCCCATTCACTGTGGAGTTGCCAGAGAGGGCAGCACCAACTCTGGCAGAAGCAGAGCAGCAGGCAGTTCCAGAATCCAGCGTTGACATAGAAAGCCTTGAGCGCACTCCACCACCAGAAATACAGCCAGTTGCTCAGGAGCCAACAACAACGTTGGAGCCTTTGGATGCTGAAGCTACTGATGCAGAAATCAGAGCCTATCAAGAGCAATTTGACCGGCAGCTTGAAGCTCTGCAAGAGGAGGAGGCAGCCAGCGGCGTCAGCCCAGAGTCTCCAGCTGTGGTCATGCCTCCCGCGCCAGAAGTCCCGAGTGAGATGGAGGGGACCAATGGCCGTGAAACCGATGACTCCCTAGCAGGTCTTGACCAAGATGAGGTCAGGAACATTTTTATGCTGGATCGTACACCTACGCTTATTGATCGGCGTAACCAGCCAGAGCTTGAAGAAGACGCAGTTGAAACAAACGTAAGGATTAGTGGTGGTAACGAGGAAGATACTCTTTCGAGCCCAACGAGGAGAGAACGCAAGTTCCAAGAAATTGAATACAATGAAACCAAGCCAGTTGTTGAAAATCCTGAACAGAAGGTTGTGGACCGCTATGGCAACCAATTAGGGAACATTCGGCTGCATGAAAGAAGTTATACTTGGAACGGAGCGCATTTTAATGGTGGAGTTGGCCTTGATCTAGATTTTGCACTGGATGCTGACAACACAGAAATTGCTCATGTCATTCTGCATGAATTGGGTCATGCCACTCATAGTCTTGTCGGTGATCGCATTAATCAATTACCTGACATTGATGAAGAGCTGCAACAGATTGAAGATTTTCTTTATCCAGGCTTGCGATCTAAAGTGGATGCAGCCATGCAGCAGGAAGAAAAACCTGATGTAAAGTTTTTTAACTACCTGCTAAGTCCAGAAGAGCTGATTGCTGAATTCAATACACATCTAGGGGATGACCCTGTTGTTGATCCGCAAGGCCGTCCGGTAGCCCCGCAAATTGCAGAAATTTTAGTTTCTGAACAAAACAACTCTGAGCTGGTGAGGTTGCGCAACATTATGCCAACAGGGCTGTTTGGCAAAACCGAGGCGGTCGGTCGCTTGAGTCTGCAGGATGGACAGCTTGATGTGGTGCTGGAGCCAATGGATGCTGCACATCAAAACTCTATAAGGTATGAAGTTGCAAAAGCAAAAAGCATAGAAAAAGCAAGTGGGACAAACTACACAGCCCTGCTTAATTTTGACCTTGCTGAGTTTACTACTCCAAAAGCAATTGGGAATTTGGCGTTTGATGCCTATTTAACAGGGTATTATGAAAGTAAAATTAGGGTAAATGGTCAGCGGGTTGAAAGAGACAGCGAAGAGCAAAGGCAGGCTCAAATTCAGCTGTTACGCCGTGCCGTTGAATTGTTCAATATAGAGGAAGAGCTTAAGCCAACCAATTTTACCGCTGGTTTTTATCGAACTAAAAGTGAGAAAAAATTAGCTAAACTGCAAGCAGAAGGTAAAACTCTTCAACAAAGCATTGATGATTTTGATGACCAAATGGTTGCTAAATATGGGAGTGATTGGTTTGCAAAAAAATCAGAATACGAAGTAGCAAAACAACTGAATGAAGATGTTCGTATTAATGAAATTGAAAAAACAATTAACAAAAAGGATCTTCAAAAGGCTAAGTCTCTGCTTGATAGCCGCATTGCAATGGATCGGGTTGAGTATGAAATGGGTAGGCAACCTATAGAGCAAAGTGTTCGCAATGCTCTTCGGGATGATGAGCTTGCCAACGCTATTTTGGAAACATTTGAGCTAGATTTTAGGGGAGATGCTGTTGGGATGTATTTATCAGGTAAGAACCTTGAAGTAAACTTGGATTCTCCAGAAGTAATGCAATCGGCTTATTCCCGTGTAGGTGAAATCATTGCAAAACGTCGAGGAGCTGAGGACTTTAATGTTTTGGCTGACAGTAGTGTTTCACCTTTATTGCCAAGCGGCAAAAAAGAACTTAAGCAAGAAGTTTTCAGCATTGTCCAACGTGGCAGAGAAGCAATATTATCAGCGTTTGTTAATCCCACAGAACAACCGCTAGCTTTAACCCCCCCCACAATCACCCCCACTCCTGTCCAAGTCGATGGCGGCGTTGAGGCCAATATCCCAAGAGACATTGCAGCAGTCAGTGAAAATGCCCCAGCTCAGGTGGCTTTGGTCAATGTCGATGACATATTTATTAGCAATGAGTTGGATGGCTCCATCAACCCAGATTTTGCCAGAGCTGCTGGAGTGCAGCCTAGGGACCGGACTTCTTTGCAGGCAGATCCCAAGCTGCGTGAGATTATCGGGGAGCCTGACGAGACTCGCTTCTTAGGAAACAGCCCTGACCCTGGCATGGGAGCCCCCATCATCAACAACCAGGGCGCAGTCCTCAGTGGCAATAATCGCTCTAGAGCCCTAAAGTATCTTGCTGAACAAGCCACAAATCAAGAGAACCAGCGAGAAAGCCAGTTCTGGCAAAACTACGAGGACGAACTGCTGGAAAGAGCAGAAGGCTTAGGCTTTAGCCCTAGCACCGTGTTGGAGCGGATCAATGAAGCCAAGGCCAATGGCACACGGCTTATCATGGTGCGGCGCTTTACCGAGGATCTGCCCCAAGGCACTATTGAAAAAATTGCAAACATTGAGAACAAGCCCCAAGTCGAGGTGCTGTCTCTGGCAGAGAAGGCAAGGGATCTGGGCAACCAGATGAACAGCATTGATGTCCAAAGCCTTATTACTGAAGATGGGTTAGCAATCACCAGAAAAGGTGTGCGAGAGCGGATTCAAGCGCTTGTGCCAAACGCCACTGAATACAAACTTTACTTTACTGAAGATGGAGGGCTTACAAAAGAGGGTGAAAAGATTTTTACACTAGCACTCTTTACCAAAGCGTACCCCAAGGAGCTGGTTGACCAAATCTCACTTGCTACTGAAATCCCAGCACAAGTTGGCGCTCTAAGAGATAGTGTGCCCAAACGCCTAAACTTGCTACAAGCCGTTGATGCGATGCAGCTGAATCAAAACCTAAAGCAAGAGCTGCAAGGGTTGACAGATAGGATCTATCAAGATTGGCGAGAAGCAGAAGCAGTATATAACGACCTAGAAAAAAACCCTGCTGCTGCTGAAGATTTTAGCAACATCGGGGAATTGATGCCTTTTAAGGATAAGGCTCAAAGAATACTGGTGCGCAGTATGCGGGGCAATACTCGCAAGGCCAGCATTACTTCAATGCGCAAGAAGTTTGATAAGTTCTATGAGCATTTAAAACTGTATGCAACAGACTTAGTAGATGAATCTCCACTAGGCTATGAAAAGCTAGTTGAGAACTTTTTTTCTGTTGATGAGTCTGTGCTGGAAGACCCAAGCCAGGGGGCGTTGTTCTCGCTAAGGCGCAAGCCCCAGGTAGGTGTTGAAGGCGCCCCTAGCTACGAACGGAACCTTGCTGCTGCAGACACATCTGAAGAAGCAGTTACTGCGTGGAAGTCCGCAAACAAAGGGAAATTTCTTGAAGACCCATCGCCACAATTGATTGAGGCAGCAAGAAAGTATGGACAGGCCCAATACGAAACAGAAGCGAAGATGCTTGCAGCTCAACAAAAATATTTAGCAGCCGTAAGGGAATTTGACCCAATAGTACCACTAGAAAGCACGCCGTCCATACGGCCTTGGAGCGACCATGTAAACGCCCTTGATAGCAATAAACTAAAAGGTAACAAGGGTCTTATAGGTCTTACAAAATTTATAATTGACGGGATTCGCGTTGGGCTGCGTTTAGACATTCCAAGCTATAAGTCTTATGGAGTATACACCCCAACAATTCACGATAGCAGCGGGGCACCAATAGGCTATGGCAAGGCAGCCAAGATCACTGATGTGACTTTTGGAGCTGACAACATTGCCAAGAAAGCATTGCAGGTAGCAATGGGGGAGGCGGCCAAATCTCCTTTTGCCTTAATCAATGGGACATTTGTCAATGAAGACCCCGAAGCTTTATATAATCAAGCCGTCAGCATAATGGACAACCCGCTAGGGAAGGCTACTTACCGTGATGCCGATGGTAGCACTTGGACTCAAGTTGGGTATAAGCCACATAGGTACTCTTGGTTTTATGACAAAACTGATGGGATGCCTCTAAATACCGCTGATGAAGTTATTCAGGTAGGTGCGCTGGTTTTGGCTAAAAATGCTGTAAAGGGATTGCCCACAGACCAAAGGAACTTAACGAAGCCTGTTGACGAAGGAGGAAAATTATTTTCGCTAAGGCGCACTTTTGATCCAAGCAACATTGTCGATCAGCCTTTAGTTGCTGGCATTAAGGTGACGGATCCAAAGACCGGCGAAAGGCGTAACGTAGACCGCCCGATGTTTGAAAGCAAGCTCGTTGAGGTTCTGCAGGATCTGCCCCCTGAGCCGGTACGCGCCGACTTTGCAAGTGAAAGCAAATTCCTCAAGGCCCGAGGCAAACACCGGCAACAATACATTTATGACGGAATGCCAGCAGGGAACGCGTATGACCGGCTGATTGACATGGCTCGAAGCAAGCGGGTGGCAATGAGCCGCCGCCCTACGCAAGAAGTGCAAACGCTGTTTGGTGATAAAGAGACGTTTGTCGATGGCAACCCCAACCGGCCCATCGTTGTGGAAGAAGTAGCCAAAAATGCGGCTATCCCTGAAGTGCTTGTGCATACTTCTGCGGAATCAGAGTACGTTTTAAGTCAGGAACCTGGGGGCAGTAACTACCGGCAAATCGTGCTTGTCCATAAAAATATGGAACAGAACCAACCCAAGTATGATTACACCATCCAAGGGGACCATTTCCCAGTTCCCAATTCGCTTTTCTTCTTTTTGGTGCAGGATCGCAGGACTTCAGATGGTGAAAAAGTTTTATTTATGGATCAACTGCAATCTGACCGTTTCCAGCAAGGAAGAAAATTCGGCAATGAGCCTCTAAGTTCTGGAGAAAGCAAACAGTTGTTAGAAGATCAAATCCAAACGGAAACTTCTATTAAACTTAGGCAGCAGGAACTTTTTAACAATCTAGGCCAAGTGTACCAGGAGTATGTTGACAACCGAATTGCGCCAAGACCTTCAGATCAAGATATTCAAAATGCTCGAGAAAATGCCGAAAACGAACTAGACAGGAAACTTGCTGCTGCAAGGGACATATCTTTGTCAAGCAATTCACAATTTGAAAAATCTGCGAATGTTATTTTAACCGAATTGTTTTCCTACGAGTTTAGTAACCCGTACTTTCAAAGTGCGGTAATGACTAGGGGTGCACCGTATGAGGCAGAGTCTGGCCCAAACTTTATTGAAGGCGAAAGAAGATTTATAGTAGAGCAAGGCCGTGACAGAATTGATGCTGATGAATTTTTTCAATTGAATGAAAACTTGAAGCCTCTCACAGATGAAGAAGTTTTAAGGTATCAGCGAATGAACCCTTGGGATGTGGCGAAAATGCAGGATGTTTTTCGGCTACGCACAATACGCACATTCTTTGACAAATTTGTAGACTCTGAGGATTTTGTCCAGCATATGCTGAGGGATAGTAATCCACTAACTTTGGATCAAATCAGAGCAGTCTATGGTAATGGGGCCATTGTCAATCAAGACATTGGCAGATTAAACAGGGCCATTATCAATGAAATGGGCCGACAGGATGATGCAGCACCATATGATGCAAGAGCAGCTGATTTATTTGCAGCAGCAGACTCTGAGATTAAGGCTCTGTCGGATAAAGTAGGTGAAATTAAAGACAAACGGAACAATTCGGGTGTGCCTCCAAACTTTCTGCAGGAAAACTGGTGGCGTCGAGGCTTGGAGTTCATTACGAAGCTGGCTGCGCGAGAAGGCTACGATGGCATAGTTTTATCCTCTGGCGATCAAACCATTCGTAACAATCTTACTGCAGCAGGTGCTCAAGAAGGCACAAGGCTATTTTATGACCAGCGCTATCCAAACCATCTAGGCAAGATCGCCAAGAACTATGAGGCAGTTGCCAGTGATGTCAATGTTGGCATAAATAAAAGGACGGTTTCGGAAACCAACTCGGCAAATCTGGCTTCATTTGCCGAATATGAAACGCAGCTGAACGCACTACCCTCCATTCCAAAGATTGAACCTGAAATTAACCGTGGGATCCTCTTTACCAATGAGGATTACCGAGTGATTGATACAAAGCGAGATGAGCTGTTTAGCCTCAGACCCAGAGGTAGACGGCCTCTCAATGAAGAAGAGAAGCAAAGCCTTGGTAAAAAATTTACCAATATCAATTTCTTTGAAAACCTGTTTGACCCAGCCAAGCTGATTTACCGCATCAAGCGGATTGCCAGCGGGGTAAGCGGCTTTGTTGACCCCTTTGCTTATGTCAAGCATCGTGACGAGCTGCTGACACTTAGAAATTTGGCAAAAGGTAAGATCCAGAAGGCCGAGCGCGTTCAGCGGGAAATCTATGATGGTATCCGCACAGCTGAAACCCCGACTGAAATTTACGAGATGCTGACGCAGGGGTTGCCTGAAGAATCTGTGACCATTGAGAGTGATCGTGCGATAGCGGTCAAGACCAGAGATGAGATTGATGACTTAGGGCAGCAGCTGGTAGACCTTGGGCAGATTCCCCAAGAGTCCTATGAGAAGTATCGCTTCAAGTATTTGCCTCAAGTTTATTTGAAGTACCTCCTACCCGATGAAGTCAATGCGGTTCTATCCACTGGCCGCAAGCCCTCACCGTTGAACTACACCAATCGCAGGAAGCTCACTGGGGACAACCCAACAGATTTATTAGTCCAAGAGATTTTGGGCATTGTGAAAGATCCCGCATTCTTAGCAGCTCAAAGTGTTGGAACCGTGGGCCGTGACATTGCCTTGCTCGAATACTTTCAATCTTTGGCAGAAAACCCTGCCTGGACTTTGCAGGATCAATTTACGGGCTTTAGTCTCCATGATGAGATGCAACAGATCATCAATGAGATGCTGGATGCAAATCAAATGACGCAGGAGGAGGCTATTCAGCTATCACAAAACCTCCGTTTGCATGAGTTGGAACCTCAGATTATCCCATCGAACTTGCTCAGTGTCCTTGATATCTTCGGCGATTGGATTTCTGGGACCAGCGCTAAACTTTCTCAGAATGTTGATGACCAAAGAGCAATTTCTGCTGGGCAGCAGTCGATGTTGGAAACTGATACCGGCCAACCTGCTCAGGTGGAAGCCGCCTTGGCAGAGCAAAAGCTATGGAGCTATATCCGCAGCCAGTTTACTCGCCTCCAAACAGAGCTGGAGCGCACAGACCCTGACCGGCCTTTCAGAAACCAACGGCGCTTAAAGCGAAGGGCTAAGGGGTTGGAACCAATTGTGGTGCTGGCATTAGATCAACAACAACCCATTCAGGCTAATGAAAAGCAACGAGCTGCTGCATCATGGCTATCGAACAATTTAGAAACAGCTGCCTTGGTTGAAATGCTGAAAGTCTTGGATCCAATTATAGGGATGCGAGGCTACGATGTGACAGCCAGCTACCTGAGTGAAGAAGCCCAAAGGATCCGAGACCAGATTGCTCCAACGAAAAGCGCAAAGTACCAGCAGGCTCTTTACACCCTGACCAAGCGCATGGATGACTACAAGCGAGAAGCATTGGGCCGAATGGGGTTACCCACTGATGAAAGTGCCACTGCTTTTGAAGGCTGGGCAAAGATGCCAAAGGACAAACGCTATGGGGCTCTTCGTGGGATGTGGGTGAAGCAGGAGATTTATGATGACATCGTAGGCTTCACGCAAATTGAGCCAGGCAAAGATGACTTCATGACAAAGTTTCTTTTTGGCGATGACAGTGTTGCGGCAAAGTACCAGCGCTACCAAAAGCTGTTCAGTGTAGCCCTCAACCCACCGTCGATGGCTAGGAACTTTGTTTCCAACAAGCTCTGGATGTATGTGATCACAGGAATGCCACCATTCCCTATCAACACAAGGAAATTGGGTGTAAATGCTTTAAGCTATAATATCCGAGCTGTTCAGAGTTTGCTCAGTAATGATGCCAATCAAAAAGACCGGCAGTATAAGGAGATTTTTGAAAAGTATGGCTTAGGTGTTGGGACGTTTTCTAATCAGGAGCTAAAACGCATTCGGCAGGAAGTTGCTGAGTTTCAAATCAAGCTCAAGACGCAAAAGAATAAACTTTCTCCAGCCGAAAAGCGAGAGCTGTCAGAAATGACAGGGCTGCCTATTGAAGAATTCAAGGACTTTTCTGCAGCCGAAATTTACTACCTGCATCTAGCAAACCTTTGGAACAAGTACATTGTAGACAAGGGAGGCTTTATCTACCAGAACATGGAGTTCATGGATAAGATGAGCGTGGTCATGTATGCAATGGAAGAAAAGGGGCTAAGTGAGGAGGAAGCGGTCAGGCTGGCAGAGGATGCTTTGTTTGATTACTCGCTGGTGCGCCCGTGGGTTCGCACCACAAGAACCTCTCCGCTAGGGGCTGCCTTTATAACCTATACTGCTAAGGTTCTGGAAACTTTCCCAAGAGCTTTAAAACGCGACCCTGCAGGGGTAGGCCGTCGATCCTTGCTGTTGCTAGCATGGCAGTACAAGCTCTTTAATACTCTCAGCAAAATAATACAGTTTGGCTTTAAGCAAACCATAGAGGAAATGTTTGAAGAGGATGAAGAAGATTCAGTCGAGGCGCTCAAAAAAGCTAGAGGTGAATGGGCAGAAAAGAACCCATCGCTGGCCTTGTTCCCATTTAAAGACAGCATGGACCGCTTTCAACTCATTGATCAGACGTACTACATCCCTTGGGGCATGTATACCAGAGCGGCAGAAGAATTAAGCCGAGGTAATGTTGACAGCGCCGCAGCTCAATCAGGTATTCTTCAAAGCTTTTTGTTGAATCTAGTAGCAGGCTACCGAACAGGTGTAGATCCTTTTACTAAACGGAAGTTCATTGACGATTATTTGCCAGAAGAAGACCAGGATGTACAAAGATCGGTTTGGTTATCTAACCAGCTTCAGCCTGCAATTTTGCGAGGCATGATTGATGAGGCACATAAATATATTACCTCAGATAGTGATGTGCCCATACCCTCCACGGGCGGCGTGATCAGGCAGCTCATTGATGCTTTGTCAGCAGAAGGGATGATCCCAATGTTATATGATGAAAGCACTTTAGTAGACAGTGAAGGCCAGCCTAAGCGCACACTGGGCCAATCTTTGGGGCGCACCTTTGCAGGGGCCAACCTTTACAGTGTAGATCCACTAAATGCTCAACGCCGAAACATTGAACTGCAAAGCTATAAGCTCGGTCAATTAAAATCACGACAAGTAAGAGAATCACAAAAAATTGCTGGCAATCAAAATTTAAGTGATGAAGAAAAAATTGAGCGAATAAGGGAAAAGAACGAATACTTTACCAAAGCGATTATGAAACAGTACGAAAAGTTGCTGGGAACTGCTCGGCCTCTCCCAGCCACAATTACTGATTAATTTTGCCGGTGATTGGCCGGTCTTTCAGGCCGCATATTTACTGCGCCGGTTTTTCACGGTTTTTAATTTTACACCCCTCAAGAGTAGCTAAGTGCCTGATTTTGTTGGCTCCCCAACCTGGACTCGAACCAGGGACCCATTGATTAACAGTCATATGCAAGGCCAGCATTTAGGACAGCCTCAGAGCAATTTCCTAAATTTATCGGCATTTCATCGGTAATAAAATGTGGTCATTGATCCCCAAAGTTTTTGACTTAGCCACTGGCTTCATCGACAATCACCAAGAAAAAAGCAAAGCCAAGGCACAAGCAGAAGTTGCTTACAAGATTGCTGAGGCAAGAGTTTTTGAGCGAAAATCTTTAAGCGAAAGCGATTGGGATCTGGCGGCGATGCGGAATTCAGAGTCGAGCTGGAAAGACGAGTACCTGACTATTGTGCTGTCAATCCCGCTAATCCTGTGCTGGGTTCCTGGTTGCGAGGAGCTGGTTCGGGTAGGGTTTCAAAATTTAGAGGCCGTACCTGATTGGTATAAAGCCATGTTTGCCACAGTTGTGGCAGCAGCATTTGGTGTACGGGGTATCACACGTTTTTGGAAGCGGTAGGATCAGGGACCCGATCCGCTCAGATAACCTTTCAATCGGATTCTGGGCTACTTTTTTTTATAGGAGTTAGCTTCCCATTTTTATGAAAGCCATTTTCCCATCTAAACTTGAACTCTTTACGATTCAGTTCACTTTTTAAACATCCGCAGCTCCTACTTTTGCCAGAAGCTAAAGACCTTTTTTGTACTCTGCCAATGAATCCGCACTGGCATTGGCACCAGTAGACTATGTGATAGTCTATGTCAGGAGCCCTTAACAAAACCTTCCACCGTCCAAACTGTTCGCCGACAAGACACTTCTTAAACCGATGGGCCTTTGACGAGTTTTTTAAGCCAGGATGTGGTTCTAAAATCATGCCCTAGGTTATCTCCTAAACAAAAATTTAAGGGTCGGTTTTTTTATCCTTGTACTGCTGATCAACAACATTGATGGCCTTTTTCCGTAAATCAAGGTCCTCGCTCATATAATGTTCAGTTGTGGAAATCTTTTTGTGCCCTATGGTTTTCATTGCGACATAGGAGTCAACCCCACCTCGTAACATTAAGGTCGCAGTAGTAGCTCTAAAGCCGTGATTAGCCTTGGGGCGTCTACCTGTGGGGCCAGCGATCCCAAGTTTTATCTGATACTTTTTAAAAGCATGAGCCAGAGTGGTTGCCGCCCGATACCGTGGAGTCCCATACCCACTGTCTAGGTAAAATTTTTCTTTAGGCGGTCTTAGAGCCGAATCTTTTTGCAAAAATTCAATTAGGCTATCGCCCATTGGATAATATCTTTCTATATCTTTTTTGGGGCGCCAGATAACCGTATCAAAGTCGTTTTTAACTGGAGCAATCCAGATTTGGCCTGTTTCAAGGTTAATGCGCTTCAGTGGTAAATACATAGCTTCTCCTACCCTGCATCCCGTTCCCCACATCATAAACATAGCCCGAAGATGCTGCATACGATCAGCCTTCCATTTGGGGTCACTATTTATGAGCTCTTCTATATACTTTTGTAGTTTGTGAATGGCCTCCATTGAATAAAAAGACGGTTTTTTCTCAGGCTCTCTAACCTTTTTAAATTTAGGAGCCTTATAGATAATTTCATTTTCCTCTGCCCAATTCAAGACGGCTTTTACTTGCGTAATGTAACTGTTGATGGTGTACGGCCCCACATCCCTTTTAATTAAGTGAGCGGCAAATTTCTGCCCGTGCAAAAGCTTTATCTCAGAGATGTCAATGTCTCCAACACAATCATAAAAATGCTGGGTAGCAACAGCATACCCCTTTTGCGTAGAGGCCCCCTTGTGATCCGTCAGTGCTTTAGAATCCAGAAAAAGTTGCACAACATGGAGCCATCTGTACTTCGTTGATTCAGTCTTTTTTTCTCCTCCCTTTCTTTCAATGAACTTTTTAGTAGCTTCAATTAAACACCCCCGCAAAAACTTTTCCTCCTGTGCTTTAGTGCGGCGTTTGCCTGACGGATCAAAATCCCTTTGCTCTGTTGAACACATTTTTACTGTGGGGGCTCTTTGCCCAGAGTCCTGATACTCATATAACCGTGCGAAGATACTCCCTCGCTCCACAAAGTAAGGGACCTGATTCCGTGGCATGTGCGTCCTGAGTTTAAGTTAAAAAAATTTAGCGGCGTAGTTAACTTTTCCAATAATTTCAAAGTCTTCTGCCCTCATGCTATCGTTGCAATCAAGGTCCTCGTACTGTGGGTTATCAAAAATGATACGGAAGCTATTAAACTTCCTTTGCAGTTTAGCAATCATGACGGTGTCATGTACACGGCATGCATACATGCCATTGGCAATGAAACCACTCCCAAACTGCACCCCAATAATGTCTCCGACATTAAATGTAGGCGCCATTGAATCCCCAACCATTTTTACTAACCCGACAGATGAGTCTGCGCTTTTTGGCATCCATGCTTCCGGCAGTTCAACAGTCTCTACAAGGTTTGTTTTCCCGTTGTTCATGACAATTGGCCGATCATATAAAGGTACTTCAGTATAATTAGTCGTTTCTTCGTCTTCGAGACGAATTTCTAGTGGAACACTGTAATAATCGCACAAAATTTTCCCTCTTTCGGCACCCACCCCTGCAGAACCACTTAGCAGCCTACTTACATCTTCTGGATTTAAACCCGTTACCTCAGCTGCCTTTTTTTGCGAATGTCCTTCTACTTTTAACGCCTTTCTTAAACCACTTCTGCATTTCGTTGAAAGAGAAAAACCCATAAATTCCTTTTAATGTATATAAATGCAAGTCTGTATTTGAAGCACGGTTGCAATTTTTAAAATTACTGTTGACTTGCTAGGTTCATGAGCATATCTTGCGTATAAATTAATTTTTATAACTGATACGCCTTGTTCTGATCATAGTCAATACGATTAGAGAACAACGCAATCATTACTCAGGCTATTAGCATTTAAGCCATAAAGTACAAGGCGATCTTGTCTCAGACTCTATATTCAGTTGCCGATTTATCAGAAGAAACAGGTTTCTCGCGTCAGACACTGCGCAAATGGCGTAGGGATGGGAGAATCCCAAAAGGGAAAAAGATCGGGCCTTCCACTGTTTTTACAAAGCCTGAAAGGGATAAGATCCTTATGTTTTGTAAGAAATGGCCTGCGATCAAGAGGTTTGAAAACACCAAGCACATGCGGGACGCGTGGAATAAACGATATCAGAAAGAGATGATGAATATCCAAGCGGAGCTGTCCAGTGAGTAATGAGGAAGCCTTACTAGATGCCCTTGAAAAGCAATCGCAACGTCTGCATTCCCTAGAGCAGACGTTTGAGACGTTAGTGCGCATTCTTAGCACCGAAAGGGCAATAGCGGCGGAAGCGGCAACAAGAAAGGGGAAAGAAGCCAGCTTGTCTCAGCAGTTACAGGCAGTGATGGGTAAAAGATGAAAGAATTACAAGAATGCAAAGTATTGGTTGATGAAATCAATGGCGGGATGGCTCAAAACAGTAAGTTAGTTGGGTTAAGGGGGTCACTGTCCTCAGTAGTTGAGTCATATTTGAAGTACACCTCTAAAGGAAAGTGGGTACATTCTGATTTTGGGAAAAGCAGCAAGCTAACGACTATGTAGCGATCCTTTGGCCTTGGACTAACCATCCTGTTTGTGCCTAAACAACGCTACGTCTATGTGTGTAGTCGAAAGGGATAAGGCCCCGCCGTGTAAGCGTCCAACCTCTTCGCTTACTGCCTAACCTGTTTGCGGCTTTCCCCTCTCAAGCTCATAAAGTTTATAACAAAAAAAGCAAAAGCCATTATGCCATTAGTACCAGACGAATATCGGGAGCCGACCAAAAGCGATGAATTTTTTAAGCCAGTTGAAGGAGCCAGCAAAATCAGGATTTTGGGAGGAATTGAAAGCCCAAACCTTGCGGCTGTAGGATTTGAAATTTGGGAGCGTTACAGAGGGGACGAAAAGGATCGCCCTCATCGCTTTAAGGCAGAAAACCCAAAGAATCCAAGGCCAGATAACCGCATAAAGCCTATAATTCAGGACAATCACAACAAATATGAGCAATTAAATGGGCGGGTGATGTCTGAAAAGGAACAGCAAAAGAACAATACCTCAAAATTGTTTTGGGCCTTTGTTGTTTGGGACTACGACCTAGAAATGATTCGAGTCTGGATTATTTATCAAAGAAAGATCCGTGAGGGGTTAGTCGTACTAATGAATGACCCCGATTTGGGAGACCCATACGATAGGCCAAAGATTAAGAATGAGTCAAAAGACCACGTTGGGTACGACATCAAAATTAATAGAACCACTATTAAGCAGGAAAATTTTGATGGGTTCCCTAAAGTTGAATACATGGTGCGAGAAGGGGAGAAACGGCCGCTTAAAGCACACATTGCAGAGGCTTTAGCTGAGTCTGAGGTTGATATAAACAAGCTGTTTGAAGGGGAGTATCCAATCAGTGATTCAGCCAATGGGGAGGGCCAAGTATTAGGTGATGATATCCCTTTTGACCAGGGAGCGGTTGATGCTCGGCTGCAAAGTATTAAAGATCGTGAGGACCCAAATCTAAAGCGATCTCCGAAAAAGGCGGTTGACTACCTGTCTTTTCGGTTTGAGGGTATTGAGAGTCAAGAGCAGCTGCGGGAGATGGGTGGCAAGAAAGGGCTCCAGCAAGAGCTAAACACCTTGGTTGCCAAGGTCAGAGGGAAAGTCGAACCAGTGTGTTTGGACGATCTACAAGCCCTGCTAAATGATGTTGTCCGAGAATATGAATGAACCTTGATTTTGAGTACATCTTGGAGCTACAGCCGACTGACAAGATGATTAAAGTGTCGGAAGTGGAAAAGATTACGGGGATCACTAGATACTATGTTTACAAACTGAGCAAGGACAAGACGAGTAGATTCCCAAGAGCCTATTTAGTTGGGCAGCAGAGTCGCTGGATCGAAAGAGAAATCACTGAATGGATGAAGGAGAGGGAAAAGGGATTGAACGCTTCAAAGCCTTTAAGGCAGAGACTAAGGCGATTGGCAGGGCATATTGGGCAAGCATTCGCGCGGCTGAGGCAAAGCTCGGAAGGGTCTGCTGGCTTTATAAGTGCCCCTACTGCGGGAAGCACAGCTCCGAACAGCACACGAAAACCTGCAGAACATTCATAGCAGCTGACATAACCATGGAGGAAAAGCTAATGCGCAAAGACGATCCTTACAACGATTCCACTTGGGATTACGACTGGCAGCCGGATGAAAGAGACTGATTTCATCTGCGCGAACAAACTCATACTGAAACACTTTGGCTGGACGGCAGGCGTGATTTATCACCGTGTACAGTTTTTAAGCAAAAAAGCTGATGATGGCTGGCATGTCAATGCTGGTGAGCCCCTTTGCGTTACTCTCGACATTGCCGAAAGGACGTATCGTAGGAGCGTAGAGGCTCTGACAAAGGCAGGAATCCTTGAAGTGCAAAGGCGCCAGTTTAACCACGCCATTCGGCCCTTGGTCATGCCTGAAAATCTTGCTGAATTCATAGCGCAGACCGGCCAAAGTGGCCGATCTCAACATGCCAAAATGGCCGGTACAACATGCCAAAGTGGCCGATCTCAAAGTGCCAAAGTGGCCGGTACAACATGCCAAAATGGCCGGTCTCAAAGTGCCAAAGTGGCCGGTACAACATGCCAAAGTGGCCGGAACGCTCTTAGTAGTACGCCCGTAAGAGAGCTAAATAAGCTAGAAGATAAGCTAAAAGATGAGCTAGAAGAATCCCCCCATGTCCCCCCTGGGGAAACGGTTGCCCAACTCGCTCCCGCCTCCAAGTTAAAGTTGAACCTTGCTTCGCTGGATTCGATTTTTGAGGAGGCGCTGCGGCGTACGCAATTGCCGGATGATCATAAACAATACCAATCGACTTTGCCATTTAGGCGGTCTGACCTAGAAATTGTTGACCCTGACCAGTGGCGTCAAATTAACGAAAAACGTGAAAACATGAAGGGCTCTAGTTGGACGTACAATGGTGCCAGAAATATGCTTACCAAGGTTGTTCGCTGTGCGACTAAAGGCTTTCAGAATCAACCTCCACTTACCCATGAAGAAATTTTTTTGGGCCTTGAACACTATCTGCAAAGCACAGGCATAGCCGTCAACGAGGATTGGCTTTATGAGCGTGGCCGTGGGCGTACCCAACCCATAGCAGATTCTACTAAACTCTCAGCAGCGGATATACGGAAGCAACGGCATTTGAGGATTGCTAATGAAAGTTGAAATTGTTGACAACCTGTTAGTGCAGCTAGAGATGCACTATGGCGCTCCCAAGAGTGGCTTTACTGTGGATTACAATAACCAGTGGTTTGCAGCCTTTGCTTACTCTCATGTGCAGGCGGAAGATCTGCCTGAAGCTATCAGCCGGTTTCTAGCAGCCTACCGTGGCCGTTTTTTCCCGACTGTAGGAGAGTTTCTAGAGCTAAGTGGTCTGAAGCAGAGGCCCCCAAGAGCTGCCAAGCAACCCAAGCTGTTGGAAAGCAAAAACTCTGAAGATTGGGTGGCAATGGAGCAGGAATACAAAGCAATCGATAGGCGTATGGATCCGGTGGCCGCCACAAAATTTCTTTGGGCTACGAGCCGAGCCCCCTATGGCTACAACGTGATAGATACGGAGGACGGCATTGGAGTCGTGTATGCACAAAAGGGGAACCGAGGAGCTGGCCCCCCTATCGCCAAGCCGAAGGGGCCAGTGCGCTTTGCTGATTTAGTACAGGCTGTGACGTATGGGGAATAGATCTATTTATGCAGAAAGGAAATGTGCTATATGCGAGAAGATATTTACTCCCCATAATGCAGCACAAAAGTATTGTAAGTACACTTGCCGTGCAGAAGCGATCTACCACAAGAATAAAAAAATCAGTGAATTCCTGTGGAAAGCAAAAAAGTGTGAGATTTGTGGCACAGACTTTTCTGCTAGCAGCCCTTCAGCAAAATACTGTAAGAAGCACTGTCGTGAATTAGCAACCCAAAGGAAGAGGGACAAGCGAAACGGGGTTGATGAGAGGGCTCAGTTATTTCGAGAAACGTCAACCCATTGCGATTTTTGTTCTAAAAAATATTTACCGAGGAACACCAAACAGCGATATTGCAATGAGTCCTGCAAAATTGCCTTTCATGCTGCCAAGTCAAGGCAAGCCCAGCTTGATAAAAAGCGTATTCCTTGTGCAATTTGTAGAAAGCCTTTCAGCCCAAAAAGTATTTTAAACGTCTACTGTTCTAGTGAATGCTTATCAACCGCAAAAATTCGGAGGCTGCTCAAAAACCGGACGGTTATTTGCTCTCACTGCAGTAAGGTCTTTACGACTTACGGGGCACATAAAGACAGGAAAATGTACTGTTCAGTACAGTGTAAAGAACTTGCTCGAAAGACTCGGCTTTGCAAGCAAGAAGATGATAAAGTACGCAAGAGAGATGAGTTGTTTGCAAAAGGCGTTCGCACAATGATCTTGCCGATCTGCCAAGGCGCTGAATCTAGTGCCCATGTCCCCTTTGACTTACAAATCACTGAAAAAAATGAGTTGGATAGCCCTACTGAATACAAGGAAGAAATCGCGAAGTTCTTGGCTAAGGGAGGTATCATCCAAAAACTTCAACTTAATGCTCCCACAGAAAAAACATCAATCGTCATGAGAGAATTATCTAAGCTAGGTATTGATGCCGAATGCGCTACTGATATTTTTGGACTTGGGAATCAATCTGACGCCTAAGCCAAAAGCCTTCTAGACCTTTTGATACCTTTAATAAGGAGTGTCGTTAAATAGTTGTTTGGCGTTACGTTTTCACTGGATGCCACCTCATAACGAGGCCCCCCATGCAAGCCGCTATCGGCAACGGAACAACTGCTTAAAAGCAATATAGCCACTGCTATCTTGGCTTACGCTGCACTCCTTCTTTACACGGCTGGGTAACCAAGTCAGCACTCCTCCCTAAAAATAGTGCTGAATTCATATCTTGGTAAGCAATAAGAGTTATTGCAATTCTTGAACACTGCAATGTGCAGGAAGAGCAGCTACGACTCAACGCTCTCAGCCATCCCTATTAGACAGTATGATCAAATCCCCATGTAAAAAAAGACAGTGTGAGCTGAATCACAAAGGCTATTGCATTGTTTGTAAAAGAAGTGAGTGGGAGATCATGCACTGGTGGGGCATGAGTGAGGAAGATAAGGAGGAGGTGCTAATTAATTGTGAAGTCAGGAAATCTCATGGACTCACTAATCTCCATTGATGAAGCTCAGCGCCAATGCAAAATGAGGGGAGACGGGGTCTCTGCCGTTAATACAAACCTTTTGATTTTCATAGCATGCGATCCAGTTACTTCCCCCCGACAATCCCAGCGATCACGCTGGAAACCTTCTCCTCATGAAATTAGATATCGGGCTTATTGTGACGAGCTGAGGCTAAAGTGCAATGCTGCAAAGTTCCAATTGTCTGATCAGGTAGAAATGATTTTTTACCTGCCCATGCCGAAGAGCTGGAGCAAACGCCGCAAAAAAGAGTTGAACGATAAGCCTGCCAAAACCAGTCCCAAGGACACTGACAATCTTGCAAAAGCCGTCCTTGATGCCATCTTTAAAGATGATCGTCACGTCTGGCGCATTATCGCTACAAAGTATTGGTCGTATAACGGCGGACTTATGGTCAAAAACCTTGGGCAATGAGCTACACAAGGCCCGAATCAAGCGCATTGAACAATGGGCAGAGGATTGTTACCTGCACTATGAACCTGGAAGTAAAGTGCTTCCGAAGGAGATGGATGGACAAAAGCTGGCCGCATCTATCAGCCGCCAGCTGTTCAAGTGGGAAACGGGCAGGGCATTGTTTCGAGGTCGAAAGCGTAAACGGCAAAAAGCAACGATGGGCTGTTGGTGCTTCCCAAACAACCAAGGGCGCCAAGTGCTAAATATCTATCGTGTGACGGCTACCGCTTTTGAACAAAGAAGTAGCTTTTTAGAGTTTCAATATAAAAAAGAATTATAAAAAAATGTGCAGGAAGAGGCCGGTGCCCCTTTTCGTAAGCGCGCCAGCTGCTTGACGAGATGTTCGCAATTTTAGCGCAATGTGTGACATAAAACCCCGACTTCAATCGCCAATTACGCAAGTCTTTGCCATTGTAGTTTTTGAAGTGGTAAGGGTGAATCACCCCAGTGGGAATCCCGTCTGCCGCAGGATCCCAAGGGAAATTACTGCTTTTACTTGCTAAAAGTTCCCGAAATTGTAACTTTTTAATTTCAGAGGTTGCTAATACCTCGTCTATCAAGTCAGTTGTTACCATCTATTGACCTTTTTTGTAAATATAATCGGCACAACTACGCAGCCACTCCTCTTTCATCCCGCCCTTTTGCATTTTCGTGTAACTGCCGACTTTGGAAGAGACTCTTCTGCGCTCATTCAATAAGTTCAGCTCATCAATTGCCTCAGTATTTTTTAACTGTGCAAGTTCCTCCCTCAGTTGTTCAATAACTAGATCCAACTTCACTGGAAGCATCTCTTCAGCAAATTCATAAGCTCCTGCCCTTGTCAGCTCAATTCCTTGGTCTTCATAATCATGATACGGGAAGAAATCGTGCCCATCCTCGCCGGTTATGTACAATTCTTTGATTAATTGTGGTGTTGTCATAGCGTCCTCTTGCTCTTTAGTTAGTAAAATGCGGACTCGAAGCCTGACTCCCTGACGTTCAGACTCCAGACCGTAAAAGTGGTCATGCTTATATAGTTTGACCAGCTCCGTCACCCCCAAGTAAATGGGGTCAAACCGTACCTTGTACTCATCTTCTAATACCCAAGCTGGCGGCTGATCACTTAGACCCACCTCTTGCCACCACGGCTGCCGGAAGCGCTTGATGCGGTGCATGCACTGGTTTTTGGGGATCTCGTAAAGATCGTGCAACCGCCATAAATGCAACGGCTGTCCTTGCCAGTTCGTAGCCCTCAGCTCTTCTGGTAGATAAGCGTATTGCAGCAGCCTCATCTTTTATAAGTCTTTAATCTAAGATTAAGTAGCCTCAACAGCTTAAGAATTGCCAGCAGGTTCCCGTCCCCTAACCCTTTGATTTGCAGCAGCTCTTTTTGTGTCAACGCTGTGAGCTGGCCCAGGTCATAAATGCGGGAGCGTTCTAAGCAAATGACCACTGCTTCAGAAAATCCAGCTTTGCGAATGGGCAAGGCCCTCAGCTCTTTCAAGCTGTAGCCAACATGCAGTTTGCCTTTAATTGGATCTTTGGCAACTACAGCCCCGAAGTGCTTATCCACTGATTCAAAAATGTTCATTTCGCATACTCTGCTGCTGTGTAGCAATGTTGCTTGCGCGGTTGACAACCACAGTGCCTTGTTGTGCCCTCGTACAGCTCACTGTTGCGCACAATGCGCTGGTTGCCACACTCGCACTGGCATCGCCAGAAAATGTGAGTGCTGCCAGCTTTTTGAACACGCTCCAGCACTAGCAGCCTTGAGAAGCGTTTGCCGATCATAACGCTTTTTCTGGCAGGTTGTTGCCCAGCAGTTTAGCAACGTGGTCGTCCCGCAGATCATCTGGCCTCAAAACTCTACGCCCCTCTCCGCCATTCAAAAAGTTGCAAAGGCATGCGGCATCAGTAGCATTTTCTAATCGGGCTACGACTTGGTATCTTACATTGTCGTCTGTTCCGCCCATAAACTCATCAAACCCAACTTCCCAGCATTCGTAGCGCATTGTGCCTTCATCGTCTTCGTAGTGTTGCCACACTCTCCTGCAAGTAAAGCTCATAGTTTTCTCTCTTTGTAGTTGATGCGCGCCAATGTGCGCGCTGTGAACGCGCAACAAAGCGCGCTTGTTAGTATGCTGATTTTATTGGAGAAATACTTATTAACTTATTAGAAACTTAACAGTGCTTGACTTATCTAAAAAATTTGTATCTAGGTCTTATAGATTTCCCCACTTTTGCCTCCTCGCTAGTATGCTGATTTTATTGGCTAAAACATTAAACGCTTAAATAGGCATTAAACAGCACAAGATCACCAGCCTTCCTCACCGAGACTAATCACCTCCCAGATCCCTTTTTCTTTTGTAAAAACAACACTCACAAATTCAGAGCCAATTTGGTCATCAACAATTCTCCAAGCGCCAGCTGGGTATCCATCCCAAGGATGCTTTAGCTTTTGATAACCCCAATCATGTGTTGGTGTTTTGTATTCTTCCATCATTTCAGTGACTTCCAACCCTTTCAATCCTTGGAGATGCCTGCTTTCATTAATGGAGTCATAGCTCCAGTTCTTATTGATATAGTCCTTGACTAAATTTTCCTCCTCTCCAGCAGTAATGTTTTTTTTCATCGGTGTGGTCATGAACTTCATTGTGTGTCCTTCATTCAGTGAAGAATGAAACTCATTCTGTGAGCCTATGAACTCATTCTGTGAGTTTACTTACTAGCCGAATTACTAGTTGCGGGGAAACCGGCACGATCCTTGCCGCACCGATTTGCCCTGAGCTAGTAACTCAGCCAAGTGTGGTGATCAAAATCGGCGTCATCCTCAAGTAAGATTGCTTCTTGTCTAATGTACTCGTTAAACTCACTGATACTCAGACCAGCCCACAACTCCTTGGCTTGTTGCTTGGTGGTGACAGCTTCCCGAAATCCTGAATCGGGAACATGAAAAATCTCTGCATCAACCCATTCGTCCCTTGCTTCCCCAGTTGCAAACACCTTGAGATTTCCCGCAATGCTCATGCGCCCAGTGGTGGGGTGTGGATCGCCAGTCGTTGTGTTTCTCCCACCTCGGTAGTGGAACCCGTAAAATAGTTTCACTGTGAATCCTTTATAAGTTATTGGTTGCCTTAAAATCACTCATGCCCATCTCTGGTGTCCAAATTACATAGCTTGATGGTGTTGCCCCTTGCTCTGGTTGCCAATCAAAAAAGACATGATATTTGATCCCCCGCTCATCCAGCTCGTTACAAACCAGTTTTAAGTCGGCAGGGCTATCATTTAAATAGTGGTAGCTGCCTTGGCAATTCTCGTTATCCATTTTTGCTTGCGGCACGGTGATGCTGTCAGGATCCTCCCACATTAATTCATTTAAATATGGGATCTGGCCTTTTTTATCTACAAATGCAGGGCAGCTAGTGTGGATCACCAAATCTGCGTATCGGCAATTAAAATTGTGCATATGTCTCCTTTAGTTAGTAGCCCCGCCTTGGAGCTGGGTGTAAGAAGTCAACGCCTGGGCCTCCATAATCAGAGGATTCAGTTTTTATCGAATCATAGGCATTCTGCAGTGTCTTGCCTTGCACAATTACCCGATATAGCAGTTCAACAAACCAATCGTCATTATGTTCTGTGGTCATTCCAGCAGCTGCTTCTACGAGTTCTTCTGGAGTCTGCTCATATATATAAGGGATACCGTTATCTTCATCAGCATGAGCACTATGATACAAATACTCATCTGAATACGATTCTGAATAGTTCGTCCAAAACTCATATTTATTTAGTAGTTCCATTCCCATTATGTTTGCCCTTTAGGTTAGTAGCCCCAAGGCGGGGCGTTATGTTGATTAGGCTTCAGCTTCTTCAGCGGCAGCAGCGGCACAGCCCACGACCCTGACAGTTGGTAGCGTCCAAGCCTTGCCTTGTACAGTGCCGTAGTACATATCATTATCATCCTCCATCACCGGCAGATACAGCTCCCCACTACGCTTTCGGAAACAAATAAAGTCCCCGCCACAATTAATCAAAGAATTTCGGAGCCGGTCTTCTTCATCAGCTGTTAACCCCCCAGATAGATCCCCGCTGTAATCACTGCCAGTTGCTTGTACAAACGGATCCCCCTTGCTGTGAGCTACCTGGGCGTGAATTGAAAGATTGCGGCTAATCAGAATAAAGTCGTTATCCGTCACCAGCCCCCAGCGTACAGCTGGATTCGTAAAATCTTGACCATCCCAAAGACTCGCTCTCCACTCGACTACCTGACCAGCTTCAAGCCCAAGCAGCTGGAATCTGACAGTAGTGCTTGTTGCCTTTTCTTTTGGCGCCCATTGTCTTTCATAGCCTTTAAGCCAAAGACAGAGATAGGGCTTGCGGCTCATTTTTTTTGTGCTGTTGATGATTAAATCCATGGTGTGTCCTTTTAGTTAGTAGCCCCAAGGCGGGGCTGTGGTTATTACAGTAAACGGCCATTGCCTCTGGCCTGAGCTTGATCGACCAGCTCACGAAAGCGAAGCCATTCGCGCTGGCTCATGCGCAACATTGATCGGGTTTCCTGAGCTTTGCCATTGATCAGTAGAACCCCGTTGTCTGTGCTTCGGAGCATGAAGCGCTGTCCTTCATGCACTGCTTCAATCCGTGGAGTCAATGCGATAGACACTGGGCAACCTTCAACTTGCAACTCGGTGCTCTCAACCAGCTCCACGCGATCCAGCCAGTCTGAAGGGCTTAGGGTTAGGTAGCGCTCAGGCTCAGGCGCAGGGGGGACTTTATCAGTTAATTCTAGGAACGATTCAAATAGATCCATCTGTCTCCTTGATTACGTTAATGTGTACGATTTCAGTGTTGTGTGTGTGGTCAAACAATTCCGGTGGGACACTATCTTTAAATCCCTCAATCCTTTCTCTTGCCGCCTCCTCACTAGATGCCCAGATTTCACCTGACATATAGTAGGTGTGCGTTCGTTTAATTTGGTATTTAAACGATTTTGGTTTGAGCACTCCAAATTTTTTTAGCAGTCCCATCCTAATCCTTGAAAAAATTAAGTCCTTCAGAAAAATTAAGCCGGAAGCGTCATCACACTTTGATCATTACGCCGCAAAATGGTCCGTAGTATTGCGCTGTCAACCCTTCCGCTTGGGTCTGCGCTGACATGCCACCAGCCCCCTTTGACAGCGATTTTACGGCCCTGCATTGGCTTGGGATGTTCCCAAACCCCGCGCTCAGGCTCTTGTGATTTCAGGCTTCTCAGCAATTGAGGCATCCGCCCCAAATCCCTGGCGATGGCATAGCCCAAGGGGTGAGAGCGCAACCAGCCCCGAGTGCAGTCAAGGTGCAGTTCCCACATCGCCGCGCAGCCAAAATGCTCAATTGAAGAACCCGCCCAAGCGGATCCTTTTTTGCGAACCTGCACCTCGTTGCCCCGCTCACTGACATAATGCCAGTTGGTAGGACAGCAAACGTCCTTCAGCTCCTCGTAATCTTCATCCCCGAAGTACCCTGCGATCTCAGGCAAGTTGGTGCCGCCCTTGAAAAATGGGCAGCTGGCGAGAAGTTGAGCATAGGCTCGTAGCTTATTCATCACTCCGTTGGTGGTGGGTGTTGCAGGGAATAGTATGGTGGCTTTCATTTGTGTTTCCTTTCAGTCAGTAGCCCCAAGGCGGGGCCGGTTGTGGTTAGTAGATCGCTGGCAACCGCCGTATTTCGCAATCACCATCTAGCTCAACGTGCGTGATTCTTGGCTCACACTCATACACCAGCTGATGCCGTCTCAGGTAGATCACGGCGTCACAGTCTTCTTCAAGGTAGTAGCAATGGATTGGCAACCGCCCATTATTTAGAGGGCATTGACTCCAGATTGACCAAATAAATTCACGGCCAATAAATTCGCCGTTTGTGTAGCTGAAGGCGCTGAAGTCTGTAGCACAAAGCCCTAAGTTAATCGCTTGCAAAACGCTCACTTCGAGCCAGCCGTGCCCTGAGTCTGTAATCATTCGGAGCTTTTGCGGCTCCAGCTCCTGCAACATCTCAGCTTGACGCCTGAGCCGGTCAATCGTTAACTCTGTCACCATTGGGTCTGCTAAACCCAAATAGTTCGTAACAAATTCTGTACGGGTCATTGTGGATCCTTTAGTTAGTAGCAAAACGCTGCAACGCTACCAAAGCGCCAGCCTCGGGGGCACAACTGAGCCAGCTGTGCCCTCTGGGCTGGTTCCTTAGTTGCTTGGCCGCTCTGCCCGAATCACTGGGCACATTGAATATTTACCCTCGGGCCGTGCCCATTCGCCTCGCTTGGGGTCGCGCTCGTCAATTAGTACGCCAACGGTTTTGACCGCTCCAAACTGGTCGCTAATCGTCATCCGCTTTGCCGTGCGGCTGATGACTTTATAATCTCCGTCGTTGTGTGTCGTGTAGCTTGTGCCGTTAGTGAATTTGTGCATGATGCCTCACTTGTTAGTAGCCCCCCAGGGGGGAGCTGGTTGGTTGGTTACTCGGCGATTGCCGGAAGGCTTAAACGCTCACGCTGCTGGTCGTGCCGTGCGGCGTGGTAATTCTCCGTGTACTGAAAAAGGATGTGGAACCCCGTCGGGTGGTTGTTCGTGTAGGCTTGGATCTGGATTGCATCGGCGGGAACGCGCTTGCACTCTTTGGCAATCTCTTGATGGATCGCAATATAAAACGCGCGGATCATGTCATTTGTAAGGTCAAGCTCTGAATCTGTGGGGACTTTGTAAGAACGCCCTCGGTTGTTGATTCTTACCAACCACTGCGGCTCTATCAGTTGCTTGGTTTCGGGCTCCTCCGTCCAAGGCCCCCACTTAATCACCGCTAATTGTGAATGGCCGCAAGCCTTCACCGTGTCCGCCTTCAACCATTCATGCAACGCTTGCTCAATCAGATTTTTCATTGTAATAGATCCTTTGTGCTGGGGGCCTCCTGCCCCCGTGGTTGTGGTTAACAGTCAAAAATAACTAGCCCGTCATCATCGTCATAATAATAAGTGTGGCCGTCGATTAGTTCCTTGAAAGCAAAGTCTAAATCTATCCACGATCTGAAACGCTCAGGACAACCCGCCTCGCCTAATTGTTCCCAAGCCCAATCCCGCCGTGAATCGCTCATGCATCCATGCTGATTATTCTTGACGCGCCACATAATGCGGGCTTTTAGGTGTTTGAGCCCGCGCTCCCAGTCGACCCCGCAATCTTGAGCGGCTTTGAGCAAAAACGCCCCGTCTTCTTCTGCGCAGATTTCGACCTTGCGGACTAAATCTTCAAAGTCATCATACTTAAACGGTAAATCGTAGTCTGCAATCTCCCACTCTTCCACTGGCCCAAGGAACCAGTAGCCTTTTAGGTCTCGCTCTCGCTCTCGCTTGTCGAGGTATTTCATGAAGCTGGCGATTGCTAACTCTATGTCTTCAACTTCTAAATCCTCAACGTCCAGCCACGCGCAAACCACCTGCCCGCCGTTTTTGTGGCTTAGGCTTTGAACGCAAATCTGAAAATCCGATCTTTTGTTTTGCGGGAATATGCCTTGCAGCTGTGTGCCGTCTAAATTCATACAAAGGCCAAGCTCTGGGGCCGTTGGTTGGGGGTCTGTGCTTTTTGTTAAGTTCACCATTGTGCATCCTTTGTGCGGGGGCGTGTTGCCCCCTACGGTTTAAAAAAATGTTGGTTGTGTGGTTGTCGCTTTTTCGAAGCGGCATGGGCTTTGGAATGATTCAATCCGGTCACGCATTACTAAACCGCGCAGCTCAGCCCCGACGGGGACATAGCGCCCAGACCAGCGCTGGCGGTGGTTGCAATTGCGCGCAAGGTTTGTGCTGTCAGCAGACGCCAACGGCAGGCGCTCGAAAATCTCAGGATTCAGCATCCGCAAGCCGTGCAGCTTGCAACGAGGTCTGCCGTGAGCATCACAGCAAATTGTCATCATCTCACCAATCCACGCCCAAAAGCTGTCGCTCGGTATGTATCGCTCTACGCTTGCCAAGGCTACCCGCTCGTAGCTAGTAACCAAGCGCTCCAAGCGCTCCAAGCTCTCGCCTTGATGAAATACCGGAACGCCTGAGGGAAGGGGGTATTCACGCAAAAGCTCCTCATTGATTGCCTCGCCCCCTTCGACTTCGTCAGGGATCAAGGCGAACTGGAAAGCGGGGTGCTTGTACCACTCAAACACAAATGAGCGGTAAAGCTCCCAGTCGGGTTTCTCGCCTCGGCTCCAAAATGAAAACGCCCCATTGTCCAAGGCGAATCCAGCGCAGACCTCAGAAACAAGCTCTAGCTGATCGGGCCGCGCAAATGAAACAAAGGCAAACCTCGACAGCAAGACACGGCTTACGATTGCCTCGGCGCCGCTGATCGGCGTTCCGTGGTATGCGATCATAATCGGCTCACTGTCAACCCAGCGCGGCGCAAACGCCGGTTACTTTCCTCCCCGCCAGAAAACTCTCGGATTGATAGCGGCTGGCCGGTTGCTAGCTGGACAGCCTTGGCAATCACTTGCTTTGGCGCTAGCTGGTGGCCCTCAAACTCGACAACAAACTTGGTGGCGTTCAGCCGTGCGCCCTCGGCGATTAGCTCCCTGCAAGCCTCTTCAGCGTGTGCAGCTGTAAAATCTGGAATTCTCTTGCGTGGGGGCTGTGGCCTCACGCCAAAGCTGTCTTGCCCGTGCACCTCGTCTTCGAGGGCTCGGTTGTAGTCCTTGACTTCAACTACAATCCAAGGGCCTGCGCACCCTTCGGCGTGGATCAACTCTCCACCGATATGCTCGGCCGCCGCCAAGGCATCTTGAAAGCAACGGCGCGGAAAATCCGCCTCTACGTCTGGCAAGTCTAAAACCTGCCAATCCGCTTCCGCATTCGTTTCATATATATAGGCAAGCACTTCGGGAGGCTCCTGCCGCCCTTCTACAAACTTTTGAAAGCTCATTGTGTAGATCCTTTGTGCGGGAGTCTCTCGGCCCCCGTGGTTAGTGTTTCAGCTGTAGCAGTCGATTAGGTCGCTTTCTGGGTCATGCAGGGAAAGCACGGCTTCCTCCATTTCGGCATCGTGCGGGTTCATTGCCGCATCCAATACGGTGTCCGCCGCCTCCTCAATCGCTGTCGTTATATCGTCAAGTAAATCCTCTGCCTCAGCGCTGAACCAATAGTCGGCCTCGCTGTCATGCAGTGATACCGGCAGGCAATCCGCAATGCTGCTCTCCGCTGCAGGGTCTAGTTTTTTCAGGTCTTGCAAGCCGTCAATGATTGCTTCTCTCCTGTCTGGCTTGATGCCTTGAAACGCTGACATATGGAGCCCATCAACGGGGCGTTCTAGCTCTTGGCTCAAAAACCTGCTCGCGATCAGCTCAAGATCCACAAGATCAAGACCTCCTGAGCAAAGCAGATCAACAGTCACGCGGATGCGTTGTTCATCCTGAGCCAATCGGTTCGGAGGGTTGTTGCTTGGCTTCATTGCACTACCTCCTCAGCTCGCCAAACATTTAGCTTTTTTGCCCTGCCGGCCTTGTAGCCTTGCGGGACGCTCTCGGTAGGGTGCCGCTCTTTCCAGGCTGCTAGTTCAGGGTCGAAATCGACTAGACCGTTGTATACAGTCACTTCGTCAATGCCTGCCGCTACATAGTAATATCGGTATCTTTCGTCTAATCCAAAAACAGTGGGCGCTCTGAATACTGCCGGCTCTGCAAATGCCACCGGCTGCAAACGCTGGCCGTGGTGCCCATATTCCGCCGCAACCTTTTCGGTGCAACGAACCCAAGATAAGCAGCCGTCCGACTGCTCTCCGTTGTATTCAGGCAGGTCGCTATAGAGAAGCGGGATCAACTCTTCAGCAAGTCGATCTTCCGCTAAACAACAGGCTGCGATGTAGCCGCCAGCTGAAGAAACAATATCGACGCCGAGGCAAATAGCTATTGCGTATTTCATGCGTGGTATCCTTATCAATTATTTGAAAAGCTCAGCGCGTCAGGCGCTAGGCTAGGGTTAAGCTGCGGGCAAGATCTCCCCCGCCCCACTTGGAGTGGGACGTCAAGCGTAAAGCAACAAAAACAACAGGTCAAGCAATTTTTCGCAATATTGCGTAATTATCTCGACATTGTCCACGGGAGTTGAAAAAGCAGAGTTAAACACAACCACAGCTTCTGCGCGAGAAGGCTGACTCGGCTGATTCTATCGGCTTATAATACCGGCAAACCTGCAAATCGGTAATTCAGCACCGGCAAACCGAGCAGTTAAGGCAACGAGCAAATGATGCTATATCATATGACTGGGAAATGATCACAGCCGACAGCCTAGAAAACGGCTACATCGCAGAGCTCAGGGACTCAGAGAGTAAGGAATCCCTTAATCTGGAGGGGGGAGGGGGCACGGCGGGGCCACAAATGGATCTAGCTGATCTTATACGTTTTTGCTGGTCACACCCCTCGGCAGCATTTGAGCGGCTGTTCCGCATAGAGGCATTTGGCTCAGGGGAATTGATCCCGTTGCGTTTAAACTCTGTCCAGCGGGTACTTCACGCGAGGGTAGAGGATCAGCTAGCCCGTCAGGGCTATGTAAGGCGGGTAGTTTTGAAGCCTAGGCGCTCTGGCCTTTCGACGTATGTAATAGCGCGGTTCTTTCTAGCCAGTTTGATTAGGAGCAACCAGCGGATCTTACTGGTAGCCAACAGCGAGGAGACCACCCGCACATTGTTCAACATGGTGCGGCTGATGGAGAGCCAGTTACCGGCGGCCTTCAAGCCATCCAAGCTCTATGGCAACAAGGGGGAGTTACAGTGGGGGACAGTCGAGGGTGGAGGCCGCAACACAAGGTATCGGTTAGCAACGGTAGGCGGTAGCGATGTAGTTGGGGACCAGATCAACTTTTTGCACTTGAGTGAGGTAAGCCGGTGGGGGAATGGGGCAGCGGACTACTGTGGAGCCTTGATGCGCACCACCAAGGTCGGGCATGGCGAGCAGATTTTAGAGTCTACAGCGAATGGGGTTGGGGGGCATTTCTACAACAGCTACTGGCAGGCAGCCGAGGGAGCGAATGCTTGGGAGGCTGATTTCTTTCCGTGGTGGAGTTTCAGTGACTATGTAAGGCCATTCCGCAATGAGGGGGATCGTGAGGCATTTCAAGCGAGTTTGGGGACACTGGAGAAGTATGGGGGTGAGGAGGAGGCTAGTTTACTGGGTCAGACGTACAAGATGGCAACTGGGGATACTGAAGAGATTTTTAGCGTATCGCTGGAGCATTTACACTGGCGGCGCAGCTGTATTAGTGATGTTTGTCAAGGGGAGCTGGACCAATTTCACCAGGACTACCCGTCATCGCCAGAGGAGAGCTTTCTCAGCTCTTCACGCTCTGTTTTTCGGCGCAGTGTGCTAACAGGCTGGCAGGCTCAGGCCAGAGAGGGGGAGCCTTTTGGGATTGAGCAGACTTTAGGTGCAATGCAAGAGCTACGTTTTAACCTGTTGCCAGAGCCTTTGGGGCCTTTAAAAGTGCATACGCCCCCAGTCTATGACCGTGAGTATCGGATTGGCTGTGATGTAGCCGAGGGGATTTTGACAGGTAGGCGGGATGCTGATTATTCGGTAGCAGTGGTGTTGGATGCCGTGACCTATGAAGAGGTAGCGACTTTGCGGCTACGCTGTGACCCCGACGAATTGGCAGGGCATTTGACGGCATTGGGGCGGTTTTACAATCAAGCATGGATGGTTGTCGAGCGCAACAACCACGGCATGGTTACAGTCAGGAGGCTAAGTGATTACTACCGCTACCCCAATATTTATGCAGAAAGGGTGTTGGATGAGCGTGGGAGTAGGCCAACGAGGAAGTTAGGCTTTTTAACCACCAAGCGAACTCGCCCACAGATTTTAGGCTTTTTGAAGGAGTGTGTCAGGGAGGAATGGCTGAGGGTCAAGTCCCCAGTGATTTTGCAGGAGATGTTACGTTTTGTAGTAGACCCGAATGGCAAGGAGCAAGCGCAGGAAGGGGCTCATGATGACACAGTAATGGCACTGGCCTTAGCGCTTCATGGTTGCCAGCAAATTCCGCCTTCTTCACGTTTTGCACAAATGGCAGGGGCTCATTATTTAGCCTATGACGCTACACGTTCACGGGGCTTCAGTGCTATGGAGGAAGAGATTGTTTAAATTAATGAGGACCTATGCCGACTAGAAAAAGGCAGAACAGACTGGATTGGAAGAGCCCTGTGCTTTTAGAGCAGATTATTGAGTTGAGTCAGAACGGGCTGACAAACGCTCAGGTAGCTCATTGTTTACGGATTAGCCCTCAGACCTTGCTAAAAAACGCGGATGCTTCTGATGAAGTAGCAGCTGCTTTGGCACAGGGTCGTAGCATTGGGGTTCGCAGAGTAGCCAACAAGCTTTTTGAGGACGCTTTGGAGGGCAACACTAGGGCTCAGATGTTTTACCTCAAGGCAGTTGGTGGCTGGCGTGAGACAGAAACGGCTCAGGTTTCGGTGGCAGACCGTGCCGATGCAGCTTTTGCCGCAGTCGAGAAGGAGGAGATGGCAAGGCTGAAAACCATGAAGGAGGAAGGGCAGGCCGCTTTGCAGCAAATTGCCGAGCAGCTCAGTAACCGACAAGGAGTAGTCAATTGAGTGTCTATGGCGCGCAAGCCTCAATGACCGAGTCGGGAGACCCGTTGGTGATGCTGATCAGGGAGAAGTTTTCTTTGGCGCAGCAGTCTCGCAATGATGTAGAGGTGGAGCGTTGGCAACCTGGGGAAGATGCCTACCAAGGCAGGCTCTACCAGACTCTGCCCACTAGCAGTCAGCAGGTAGATATCCGTTTCAACCTGACAAGACGAAAGGTTCAGGGGGCGGTTGCCAAGATCACCAGCATGCTTTTTGAGGGAGGCGAGATTCCTTTCAAGATGCGGACTTCCCGCCATTTACGTTTTATCCCTCCAGACATGCTGCCTGGGGCTCATTTGATGACCCAGATGAGTGAGGAAGAACGGATGCAGTATTTGCAGGCAGCACAGGGTTATGCGCAACAGGCAGGAGTAGACATTGTAGCAGAGCTGGAGAATCGCCGAGCTGCCTTGGAGAACCGGATTCGGGATATTTGTGAGCAAACGGATTTTCAGGGTGAGTTGCACAATGCCATCCACGAGATGTGCTTACACGGCACAGCGATTATGAAGAGCCCTGTTTTGGAGTATCGCTCTCATCCGGTCTACAGTGGGAAGTTTGTGGGACCGATGGATTATCAGCTGGAGCAGTTGCTCGAAAGCGAAGTGGTCCCAACCACCCAGTATGTGAGCTGCTTCAACATCTTTCCTGCTCCAGAGGCCACCCGCTTTGAAGATGCAGAGTATGTGATTGAGCGCAAGTTTCTCTCAACGGTACAAGTCCGCCGTCTTTTGGAAGAAACTCAAGGGGCTTATGATGTGGAGGCAGTATTGGATGTCTTGGAGAGGGATGTGACAGTGATTGGAGGCGATCAGTCATCTCCACCTGATCCAGTAAAAGGCAAGGCCACTTTTGATAACCGCAAGATGGAGATGCTGGAGTTTTACGGCTATCTCGACAAGGCCGATCTGGAAGAGCGGATGGACACAGAATGGCTTGGAGACGCCGAAGTTTTCCCAGTTAAGATCGTTATGTTGGGAGACAGGGTCATTGAGTTGGTGCCCCATCCTTATGACGGCGTTTGCCCGTACTCTGCGGCGTATTGGCAACGGAATCCTCAAAGCATTTGGGGCGATGGGATTTATTGGGCCTTATCAGATTTGCAGGACCATGCCAACTTTGCTCTATCAATGTATGTGATGGGGAAACACTTGGCAGCAATGCCGATGATGGTAGCAGATGAAGCTGCTTTTGCTCCAGGCGAAAACTTTCAAGATTTGGGGCCAGGCCGAGTCTTTCGGGCAAGGCCAGGGCAGGCTGACACGGCAATGCGGAACCTAATTGTGCCAGATGTGTCACAAGGGCTTTTGGAGTTGTTGCAATACTTGGAAAGAGAAGCGGATTTGATCACCAGCCAGCCAGCGCTTGGCACAGGTGATTCCAGTAAATATCAGACGCAGACTGCTACAGGGATGTCCTTGCTGAATAGCAATATGAATCGGGCAATGGGGACAGTTTTAAGAAGTGTGTCGGCAATGATCCAACAGTGCATTGACCATGTATACCGCTGGTTGATGACAGACAGTGATGATTACCGCATCAAACTGGACTGTGAAGCCTACTCCACTGGCTACGACAGGTATGTTGCATCAGAAATCCACAACCAGCAGCTCTTGCAGTTTGTGCAGTTAATTGGAGCCATGCCAGTTTTGGAGAGGCACATTGATGTCAGGCATCTCTTGCCATCAGTTTTAAGAGCCTACCGCTTGGATCCTGAGCTGCTGCTGAAGCCTGAAGATCAGGTGGCACAGGAACAACAGGAAGCCATGGAATCCCAGCTCAAGTTGCAACTGGCAGAGGCTGAAATCATCAATGAGCGTAAACGCTTGGAGTTGCAACACGAAGTGGCACAAGGCGAGAGTGATGCCCGATTCAGAGAAATGCTTTCCATTGGCAAGGATCGGCGGCGTTTGCAGATGCAGGAGCGGCTGGAGCGTCTGAAGAATGGCGATATGTTGGGGGATCCTGGCGATCTTTCTCAGCACAGCTATCTCCTCAAGGATCAAGTTTCCCGTGCCGAAGAACAACAAGTAATTGATCAAGAATATGACACTGCCCTACAACGACAACGAGTCGGTGAACTCGAAGCTGCCCTCGCACCTGAAGGGGGAGCAGGACCTACAGCCCAACCAGCTCCACGACCTGTTGATCAGCAGAGAATGGCGATGGGTGGAGGAGCAAATGCTGCTCAAATGCGAAGAATCCCTCAAACGGGTGACGAGCGATCCGGTGACCCCAGAGTCGCTACCAACCCACAACTTCAACCTAGGCAAACGGCAGGGCCTGCTGGAATTCCGGCAAAGCCTTTATGATTTGCTAAACACTTACTTATCTAAAAAGCAGTGACCACTGCAGAAAGACCCTATGGCTGCTGACCAAGCAAGCTCAAAAAGCTCATACACGATGGATGAGCTGCAAGAAATTTGGGATTCGCGGGATGCAGATGACCAATCTGTTGAAGCTGAAGCCCAACTGGCAACTCCTGACCCTCTGGAGGCTGTGCCAAAAAGCGACAAGCCCAAGGCAAGAGGCAAGGATTGGGAGACAAGACATCAAGTGGCTACTGAGCACATCAAGAATGTTGAGGCTGAAAACTCTTTATTGCGAACGCAAACAACACAAGTGAATCAGCAATTACAGCAGATGCAGGCCCAGTTAGACAAGTTGTCAAAGACAAAAGAGGAGCCCAAGAGTGATGGAGACCTGAAGGCGGTTGACCAGCCTGCAGAAAGGTCGAAGGAACATCAGGAATTCCTCAAGGATTTTCCGGTGATCAACGAAGTGATTGCCACGGAAACCAAAAATGCGATTAGCCGAGAACTAGCAACATTATTACCTGAATTCATGACAAACGTCCGAGGCGAGTTTGGCGTACTTCTCAAGGAACGCTCTGATTATCAGAGAGCCTTGAATGCTCAGAAACGTCATCAACTTACCAACGAACGCCTTGGCATCACCAACGCTCTGGAAATAGACAATTCTCAGCAATGGGGACAGTGGGTTTCGGCCTCACCCCAACGACTGAAAATTGCTCAAGCAGGGGTAATGGACGGCCATGAAAGTTATGAACAGGCTGCAGAAGATTTTGCTGCATTGATGCGCGAATTTCTGATGCAAAAACCGGAAGTTGGGAAGGTGGCTGAGACCACAGCTGCACCTCAGTCCCAATCTGCACCTCCTCGACCAAGGACGGCTGCTCCGGTAAGAACTCCAAATGCTGCTGCTCCACGCACTCGCGCCAAATCAAAACTTACTGAAAATTCAACGATGGCAGAGATGCAGGCGTACTGGGATTCCCAGCCGAAACAGCAAGCTGCAACGGTTGGCCCTTGGTAGCCTAGAAGTCTCTGTTTTTAATGGAGATTTGACCTATGTCAACGGTCTTAAGTACACCTACAGATGTCGCAGGACGGCTGTTTGGTGATCTAGAGGTCGAGGAAGCGATTCGGCTGCAACAGGATATGTTGCCGAATGTCACCAAAAACCTCATCACCGCTCGTTTTGCAACCGAGCATATAAAAAATGCAAATGAGAGTGCAGTAGTTCGATTCAGAAGAATAGAGAAGCTGCCTTTTGGGGATGAGCCCCTTTCGGAGGGCACAACCCCGAATTGGGATTCTATATCTCAGCGCATAGTGACTACCGAAATGAGACAATTTGGGCGGTATATTACAACAACCGACCTGATGGATTCCTTCGGCCAGTTGCCTTACCAGCAAATTATAACGGAGACCCAAGCGACACAGGCTGCCGAGCAGATGGAGTTTCTGAATTTCAAGAAATTCCGAGCAGGCACCAATGTTTTTCGGGTTAATGCCTCTGGGGCCAGTGTAACGAATCGGTCACAGGTTAATGGCATCATAACCACCAACATGATTGCCCAGGCCGTGCGCAAGCTGGAAGAGGAAGATTGCGAGAAGATCACAACGATTGTGAGCCCTTCACGGGATATTGCTTCTGAACCAATTCGCGCCTCCTATGTTGCAGTGTGCCATCCAAACCTGCGTGTGGATCTGGAACTACTGACCGACTTTGTGCCGGTGGAGAAGTACAGCAATGCGTCTGTCGCATTTGAGGGTGAAATGGGGGCCTACAAGGGTGTTAGATTTGTGCAGTCAACCATCTATGAGCCATTTAAAAATGCGGGGACAACTGCAAGCACCAGCCCAGCCATGCCAGTTTTGACAACAGCTGGGTCAACTTCTGTGGACGTTTATCCGGTGATCATCTATGGCGCCAACTCCATTGGAGTGGTTCGCTTGGGTGGCCTCAATTCCATCATACCTGTAGTTCATCGACCTGATTCCCCGTCCAAAGAGGACCCCTTGAATCAGAGAGGAAGTATCGGCTATAAATATATGTATGGAAATGTAATTTTGCGTGATGAATTTATTATGCGGCTAGAAGTAGCTGTATCTTCATTGTAAGGAGCCAAATGAACTCTAATGTAAACCGGCTCTCAAACACATCTCAATTTGTCCAACTGCCTGTTTGGAGTACGACAGTCAATGGCAATTTGACGATGGACATTGAAATGCCGGAAACAGCACTGATTGAACGTATTGATGTTATCGTCACTACAGTTTTCCCATCGGGGTCCGCTATTAAAGTGGGGAACCCTACTACCGCAGATGCCTATCTGGCATCGACAGTTCTAACTCATGCTACTAACGCTATTACATCAGCTAATGCCAAGCGCTTTGGTGCCTTGGACGCTAATAAAAAGGTGGTGGTAACTGTGACAGGAACTGGTGATAGCACCACTGGTCGAGCCTACATCCAGATTTGGCATGTTTTTGCGCCAAATTCTGAGTGGAAGCTCGATCCAGATGATCCTGCAAAGTACATGGTTCAACCGAACTATCTACTTCTGTAACTAACCAAGGGGCTGCTCCGGTGGCCCCTGCTTTTAGGTTTTTTTATGGCAAATGCCTGGGATATTGCCCCAATTAATAAGCCAGGAATGGCGAACAGTTACTACAACAAGGCTCTTGGTCATAACTTCCAGACCAGAGGCTTAAAGAATTTATGCCCTCAGTATAATGGTGATCAAAATACGATTCCTCCAGATTGCTGTGTGTTGCAATTGCAAGCAGGCCATGACCCTAACTCCAAGCTACCTTGGAAGGGGAGTATCAATGGCATTGACTGCACAATTATGCGAGGTATCCCGTCCATTGTACCTAATGAATTTGCTCTACATTTGGCTGAAACTGTAGAAACCAAGTACCAGCAATCGGACATGAGCAGAGAGCTGGAGCCAATCTATGAGCAACGTTGGCCCTTCATCATCATTGTCCCACCAAAAGGCGAAATAGCAGTTCATCTGAACCTGCTGATCATGGGCGAAATCAATCCAGCGGCAACCCAGAACTATCGCGCTCAAATGAATTCAAAAGGTTTTGCCCCAGGCTTTGATGATCCTGCTCCTGCAACCAAGGAAGTTTATCCTGAAGCACTTGCTTCTGAGCAAGCTGCGCCAGCCATTATGCCTGAGCAATTTGTTTTAAGAAAAAGTGCAATATGACACTGGATGAGATCACTTCAAGAGCTGCTGCACTATTGCAGGATGCTGGCAACATCCGTTGGCCCTTGGCAGAGTTGCGCTCTTATGTCGAAGACTCTCAACAGGAATGGCTGAGGCTGACGGAGTTTCCAAGAGCCACGGCAACAGCAAATGTGGTACTCAATAACACCACTGTGGCTGTTCCTTCAAGCATCTCGGTAGTTAAGCTTGTGCGCCTTCAGGGCTTGCAGCTCCAGATTGTGACCTCCAGCCAATTAGACCAGAAGTACATGGGCCAGCACCCAACTACTGGCATTGGCGGTTGGCTGGCCTCCACGGGGACACCGCTTTACTTAGTCAAGGATGCTCGGAATGCCAATACCTTGCGGATTGTGCCCTACCCGACAGAGACCGCTCACCTGACCAACATGACGGCGGCATCGAACAATGTCACCAGCCCTGCTGATTCAACCTCAGCTCTTGTCTTTGTAGTTAACTCTGGGAGCGATACAGCCACCACCACGGATGGTTCAGAAATCATTTATGCTGCTGATAACACTAAGTATTTTGTTGGAGCCTCTGTTCGTGCAGACAACATCCTGGCAGATGATTCCAAGGTTAGTGCCAATAGCACTGATACGGCAAATGTTGATTTAAATTCAAACATCATTTATGCCGCTGATTACACTAAGTATTTTGTTGGAGCCTCTGTTCAGTCTGGAGGGGTATTAGATCCTGATACTAAAGTCAGCTCTGTCAGCTCTGTCCAAATTACAAGCAGTGATGCTGCGCAAAATGGGCGATACGCAATTACTCTGGACAAGAATCCAATTTCTTCAAGCACGACTGCAGTTTCTGTGACCATTTTTTCAATTGCCCTATCACTAATAAACAACCCTTCAGTTACCGCCCAACACAATCGCTATGCAGTCCGGCTTGACAAAAACGCCATTGCCACCAGCTCTGGAGTTTCTATTGCGATCATTTCGACCAACAGCCTAATCCAGAACACCTCCACGGTCAGTGGTTACGTCTGGACAATTGAGGGTGTGGCTAACGGGAAGCTGACCTTTCGAGACTCGACCAACACTGCCAATTACTCAGGAACGGCCAGCACTTTACTGCCAGATATGTATGTGGAGGCTTTGGTATATGGCTGCTTGGAACGGGCTTTCCTCAAAGAAAATGAGCTTAGGAATCTAGAAAAAAGCCAGCTCTGGAGAGCAAAATTCTATGAGGTTGTTGTCGATTGCCAGAGGCGTGAAGGCCAAAACGATCTCAGCCACACAGAAGGCGTTGACCGGATGACCATGACGATCCCTTTTCCTACCCGCTACGGAGGCCGCAGAATGTACGGCCCCAGCTGGAGCCCAACGACTCTAACGACTAGCAGCTCATGACTACTCTTGCCAATACCGAAATCACTACCAGAAAGATCAAAGGCTCGGATTTAAGCACAGTCAACACCGACCTAAACCCTTCCCATATCCCTGTCGATCTAAGCGCTTTCTCTGGCTTCAATGCAGGCGAGACTGCCACAAACATGCTTCAGCTGACCCAGCTCTTGGTCAACCGCCCAGGAGAAAAAGGCGACGCTGCTACAGTGACCGTGGGCAGTGTAACCACAGGGGCTTCAGGCTCAAGTGCCACAATTAGCAATTCAGGTTCAAATACAGCTGCCGTGTTGGATTTCTCAATCCCCAAAGGCAACACGGGTGATACTGGCCCCCAAGCCATCCCATCTAGTATTGCGCTTAATCAACCAAGCACCAATAACTATACGCTGACCTTCACTTATCCAGATTCAACGGCTGTGACAACGACCTCTTCTTTCAATGTCCAAGCTGGTGTGGATGGACGAGGCATCTCAACAGTAGCCCTAGCGGATCATCCCAGCGATACGACACTAAAGCGATTTACTTTTACGTTTGATGATTCCAGTGCGGATCAGACAGCCGATTTTACAAAGCCTATAGACGGCACTTCTCCCAGCTTTACTGCCGGAACAATTACGGCCTTGGCTTCGAGTGCTACCCCAACCTTTACCATCACAGGCACATCAAGCAACCCTGTCATGAATTTGGGTATTCCCAAAGGAGTTGATGGCACTGGAGCGGTCAGTACCGTAAACGACTCTCTTCCAGACAGTAGTGGCAACGTAACCATTAGTGTTGATCCAGCGGGGACTGCCCTGCAACTCGCAATTGCTCTGAGTTAATTATGGCTACCTTCAAAAATGCTACCAAACACAATGTGACCTCGGTCACGGAATGCTACACCGCTCCAACGGCAGGCGCCACCGTCATTGGGCTCTCTGTGGCTAACGCCGGAACCAGTGCCGCAATAACCTGTGATGTACAGCTCTATGATGCTTCTGAAAGCAGTAATCAAGACCGATACCTCATTCGAGCTGCTCCCATTGGAGTAGGTTCAGCCTTGGCGGTAGTAGGTGGCGATCAGAAGGTCGTTTTGGAAAATGGCGATAAGCTCAAAGTCACAGCCAGTGCTGTGGCAGACGTAATCATTTCGTGCTTGGAGAACTAATATGGCCTACATTGGGAAACCCCCTACCCCAGCTGCACTCACATCAGATGACCTGAGTGATAATATTGTGGTCACAGGCAAAATTGCTGATGGCACGATTACCAATGCTGACATCACGACTGCTAATGCTGACCGAATTGCTCACACCAAGATCACTCCCCCACAATACGCTTCTTTAAGTGCTCTAAACAGTTCTTATGCAGCAAGTGCAGATAATCACGGGGCACTAGCCCATGCTCATGCAGAAGGCAAAGTCTATTTTTCTCATAATGACGGGAGTGGTTCCGCATGGCACCCCCTAGCCAATGAGGATGCTGAACTGCTGGCTATTGGGGCATTAACGCCTACAGATGGCAACGTCATTGTCGGAAGCGGCACTGGAAGCAGCATCACATGGGTGGCAGAATCTGGGGGTACCCTGAGAACAAGTTTAGGCGTTGATGAGGCAGGGACAGACAATTCCACTGATGTCACTCTTGCTAGCGTAACTGATAATTATCTTTCTTTGTCTGGACAGGCAATTACAGCCGGTATAGTTCCCTTGGCACTTGGTGGGACCGGAAGTGCAACCGCTTCTTTAGCAAGAAGTGCTTTAGGTTTGGGGACATCAGCAACTGCTGCTGCAACAGCATATGCAACATCAACACAAGGAACAAAAGCGGATAATGCTGCTGCGTTAGCTAATGATCAGACATTTACTGGTGCGAATCGGGGGGCAATTACAGTAGATAATGACGGTTCTTTTGACTTGGCAGTAACTAATAATTTTAAATGTACTCCAACTGCTAATATTACTTCGTCAGGATTTACATTTACGAATGTATCCGCAGCAACAGGTCAGTCAGGCAATATAATTTTTGTAAATGGTAGTAACTACACTGTTTCAATAAATACAAGTGTTGTAAAAATAAAGTCTGGAGATGCTACAACAATATCAGCAACAGGTACTTATTGGCTTAGTTATATTTGTGACGGTACTCTTGTATATGTTGTTGTTAGTGGGAAGTTAGAATA